TCGATCTTCGCAGTCATGCTGCCACGGTTGGTACAAGCCGAGAAGCTTTCGAGCAGTGGGTGCAGACGACTGCCGGATGGAAAGCGTGCAAGCAGCGCGGCAAGCCGATGCACCTTCGACAAAATGCGGATGGCAGCTACAACGATTTCCGCGTCAATGACCGCTGGTTTGCATGGCAAGCCGCCACGCGCTATCGCGACGAACAGGAGAAGCAGGCATGAAAGACAAGCTGAGGGAGTTGGCGGAGTGGATGCGCAGCATCAACGGCCATTGCGCTTATGCGCTAACCGAAATCCTCGACGCCGAGGGCGATGGCGGGGCGGTGGCTTGGATGCGCCCATCTGACGAGGGTTATGATAGCTCCTTCCGTGACGCGCGAACAGTGATGGCATGCCCCGAGGGATCGTGGGCTAAAGACGGCTGGATTCCCCTTTTCCCCCACCCCGCGCGATCTGGCGTGGTGAGTGATGAGGATGTGGAGGCGTCGCGCTCTGCATTCGTGGCGGCCGATGATGGAAGTACAGGAATAACAGAAGCCATGCGCGCCGCCCTTGAGACTTTCGTGAGGAACAGGAAATGACCGACAAGACGATGACGCTTGAGCAGGTGCGGGACAAGTTGCGGAGCTGGTACGGCGGCTCTGAGGCATGCCTAGATGTGAAAGCCTGCGGTGAACTTGGGGCTATGGCCGACACCATCACCCGCCACATCTCGCAGACTGCCGAGCACATCAAGGCGGATGAGGCGCCTAAGCAAAAAATCGACTTCAAGGGAATGTGGAATGCGATAAGTGATCGAGCCTCGCACCCGCCAGCACAGGCGGCGCAGGTGGATGACATACGTCTCGGCGCTCCGGCATGGCCCGGGCAGATGGAAGGCAGCGCGCCGCCGGAAGGATGGGTATCCATTGGGTCCACCATCGCGCCGCCAGCCCAGCCCACCGCGCTGGAGGATGCGGTGCGGGAGGTGATCGCGTACATGCAAAAGGGTCATAGGTTTGACGTTGAGCAAGCCGACAAACTCAGCGCCGCCATTGGCGATGCACAGACGGAGCAAAAATCATGAGCGCCGTGTTCTCTGAGGGCAGGATGTATCGGTATCGGCTCGACAGGATCTTGCCACGGAAAATCGGCAGGACCGTTGCTTTCATCGGCATCAATCCGTCGAAGGCAAATGAAGTCGATAATGATGCAACGCTGCGGAAGCTGATGACATTTGCTTATCAGTTCGGTGCAGCGCGGTTCACAGTCAGAAATGTTTTCGCATACTGTGCAACTGATGTCAATGAACTGGCTATGGCCAGTGACCCATCTGGGCCCTACAACCGGAAGGTACTCGACCAGATTTATCGTGACGCTGATCTTGTCATCCTGATGTGGGGTAGTCGCATGAAAGTACCTGAGCGGCTGCGAACGGCGATCGCAGTGGAGCGCATGATGTTGAACGATCACAACCGCCCGCTCAAGTGTTTTGGGCTGACTAAGCTCGGCGACCCGCGGCATCCCCTGATGCTTCCTTATTCCACTCCACTGGAGGAGTTCGTGCCATGAAATCACTTAAGTCGTTTTCGCGTTTTGTCATATGGCTGTTTCTGGCTCTGACGCTATATGTCATTGCAGTCATCTGGTGCTCGTCGGCGAAGGCAGCCGAGCAGCCTCAGCTTCCTGAAAGCCCGGTGTGCCGCATCGTCGCCGACCAGGTTATCCGGGTATCTGAAGCCAGGGAACGAGGGATGACTTCGTTCCAGCTGGAGCAGTTGGCGGCGACGGAATACAGCGAGCAAGCTCGTGAAATCGAGCGGGCTGCTATCTGGTACGTCTATGTATCCAATTCAGACCGCCGGCTCAGCCCGAAAAAGTTGAGCCAGATCGTCGAGCGGGCGTGCATCTATGGCGAAGCAGGTATTCAGTGATGTTCGTCAGTATCAAACGGAAGTCGGGCAAGGTCGAGCTTGATTACACATTCAGGCTGACGACGGCGACGCTTGCTGCCTTGGTTGTGCTGGCATCCCTGGCTGAGACCGACAAGAACAACCGTCGCAAGCTGATCTGGCCGAAACCGCTTCTGCCAGGCAACAAATTGGTTAAACCGCCACCCGTGCCGAAGGATGTCGCCGCTGAGGCGGTTGAACAGTTCAAGGCATCAATAGTTTTCTTTCACCCCAACCGCTGAGGAGATACACCATGGATACTCATGAATTGGCCGATCTGGCCTTCAAAATGTTGATGACGAAGGAACTGCGTGACCCGGTTCCCGAAGGTCACGCTACCGCAAACAAGGGTGCACAACGCGAGCTGGTTGCTTACGACCCGTCCAAGATCCGCGCCATCGCCATGGTTTATGCGGTGGAGGAAGCGGAGGATGCCGTCAAGGTTACCGTGAATCTGAAGACGACCCTGGTCGGCGATCCTGGCATCCTGGCCTATCTGCTCAGCGCTGGCATGCGCGGCTTGATGGAAAAGCACAATAGCGGGTTCGACGACGTGACCATTGAAGAACCGACCGCGGATACGTCAGTCGATGTCAACCTGTGGTCGATGTGCGAAGATTGTGGAGTACGCCACCCGACGGAGGAGATGGTACAGGCCATGTCGCCGGCTGAAGTTGAAAAGGTACCCAGCCAGGTTAAGGATTCGGTTCTGAGGACAAAGCATTGAGCGCGGCGAAACCCGCCAAGCGGGTCCACCCCAAGCTCAAGATTCCGAAGTCCCTTGCCGCCTGCGCCGACCTGCTGTACAAGCTGAAGGCCCAGCGGTTGAGCGAGAACACGGCCGTCAAGGAATTGGCCGAGGATGAGACGGCACTCAAGAACTATCTGATTGATACGTTGCCCAAGGGCGATGCATCAGGCGTTGCCGGCAAGATCGCCCGGGTCACGATCACGAAGACACCTGTTCCGACGATCAAGGACAGCGACGCGCTGTGGAAGGCGATCAAGCGGAACCCGAAGAAGTGGGGAGCCCTGATCGCAGCACCAGCCATCGACATGTCGGTACTCACGGCGATGTTCGACGAGGGCAAGATTCCGCCCGGTGTCGAGACCTTCAACATCATCAAGGTTTCCCTCAACAAGGTTTGATCCATATCGATGTTCTACCGCCGGCGGCCGCCGGTTCAACTAGCTAGGAGAGATACCCATGGCAACACAGAAGAAACCCGCTGCGAAGAAGGCAACGGCAACCAAGAAACCCGGAACCAGCATGGCAGCGTGGGATGAGCAGCTTGCCAAGTACGCGGAGCAGGCGGCAGCGACCGAGGCAAATACCGGCTCTGGTATGAAGTCGTTCGCGCTGAAGTCCGGCGTGCTGTCGTTCGATGGCGAGGCATTGCCCAATAGCGAGATGGCCGTGATCATCCTCGATCACATTCTCGCGAACGAGTATTTCGATACGGACTACGACCCGGATACGCCTCAGCCGCGGGCATGTTTCGCCTTGGGTCGGGACGCCATCGCCATGGCGCCGCATGAATCGGTCGTCGCTGCTGGGCAGGCTCAGCATGCAACGTGCCAGGGTTGCCTGATGAACGAATTCGGTTCAGCCGCGAAGGGCCGTGGCAAGGCTTGCGGCAACCGTCGTCGGCTCATCGTGATTCCGGCGGGCACGTTCGACAAGCGGTCGGGCGAGTTCAAGATGATCGAAGACGAATCGCATTACGAGCAGGCGCAAGGAGCATTCCTCAACCTGCCCGTCATGTCGGCTCAGGGATATGCCCGCTACGTCAAGCAGCTGAAGGGATCGTTGAACCGGCCGCCGTTCGCCGTCGTCACGCGAGTCAAGGTTGTGCCCGATGCCAAGAGTCAGTTCCTGGTCACGTTCGAAGCCATCGAAGAACTGCCGGCCGAGTTGATCGGTACCATCATCAAGCGACACGAAGAAGCCGAAGAATTGATCATGGTCCCGTTCAGCCTGGTTGCCGACGACCAGGAAGAAGCCGCGCCGAAGAAAGGCGGTAAGGCGACGAGCAAGAAACCTGCTGCCAAGACAGCCACCGGCAACGCTCGCAAGAAGTATTGATTCCACCTGCGACATACCGGGCTCATTTCGAGCCCGGTTCTGGAGTCTGAGCATGATAACCAAGAAACCTGTTACCAATCCGTCATTGAAGACCTGGATCGCCTTGAACGATGTCCTCATGGCACCAGAGACGACCGAGGCGGACATCGAGAAACTTTGGAAGGCCGAGATGCTGGGCCGCGCTCGCCGTGTCTTCCTGAAGCGCATCCGCAGCCGTCATAATCGACTGCGGTTTATCCGCGAACAGCGTGAGTTGTTTGGGGACAACCAATGAAGGCTCCCCACCCAGTCACAATCGACTTCGAGACTTTACCCATCGAAGACCGGCCAGCGTATCCACCGCCAGCCGTTGGCGTTTCTATCAAGTACCCTGGAAAGAAGAGCCGGTATTACGGCTGGGGACATCCTGAAGGAAATAACTCGACCTGGCCTGAGGCCAAGGCCGCGCTGATCCAGGCATATAAGCACAAGGACGGTCTGCTATTCCAGAATGCCAAGTTTGACATCGATGTCGCCGAAGTCGAGTTCGGGCTGCCCGTGCTACCATGGCAGCAGATTCACGACACCATGTTGCTGCTGTTCCTTGACGATCCTCACCAGCGTGAACTCGGGCTGAAGCCGTCGGCTGAACGACTGCTTGACTGGGCGCCTGAGGAGCGCGATTTGGTTATCGATTGGCTTCTGGCTCATCAGCCATTGATGAACCAGGGCGTCAAGTTGACAGCCGCCAAAGGCGGCAAGAATCCATATGCCGGTGCCTTCGTTGCGTTCGCGCCCGGCACCGTTACCGGTCCATACGCTATAGGCGACACTGACCGCACGGCGGCGTTGTTCGATTTGCTTTGGTCAAGCATCAAGAAGCGCGGAATGCTCGGCGCTTACGAACGCGAATTGAAACTGCTTCCGATCCTGCTGGGCATGGAACGCGTCGGCGTTGCCATAGCAACCAAGCGACTCACTGCAGACATCACTACGCATCGTCGCTGGTTCGATCAGATTGGAAAGTGGATCATCAAACGAATCAAGGCGCCAGCCGATTTGAACCTTGACTCAGGTCCTCAGCTCGTCAAAGCATTGATCAAAGCCGGGTTAGCCAACGAGGATGATCTGGGCGTAACCGAGGGCGGCCGGGTCGCTACCAGCAACGAGGCATTGCATGGCGCAGTCAGCGACGCCCAGCTTCTGACTATGCTACGCCATAGGGCAGCCTTGAAGACCTGTCTAGGTACCTTCATGGAGCCCTGGGCGCGGATGTCTGGCCCTACGGGTCGAATCTATACGACTTGGAACCAGGTTAAGGCCCCAAAGGGCGATGCATCTGCCGGAACCCGGACTGGCCGGCTGTCGGCAACCTGGTTCATGAACATGCCCAAAGAATTCACTCCGCTCTGGCGGCACCAGGTCGACGACCCGAAGAAAGCCAAGGCGTTGCCGATCTGCCCGTTGAAGGGATTACCCGACTTGCCTATGTGCCGCGGGTACATCATCCCGTTCGCTGGTCACGTTTTCTGCGATCGGGATTACTCGCAGCAGGAACCACGTATCTTGGCCCACTTCGATGGTGGGTCACTGATGATCAAATACAATGACGAGCCGTGGATCGACTTCCATGATTTCGCAAAGGCTGAGCTGGCGAAGGTGGGATTGTTCTACGAGCGCAAGCCAGTCAAGAACACAAATCTTGGTTTGATTTATGGCATGGGCGTTGGTAAACTCGCCGCCAAGAACGACATGACGGTTGCAGAAGCCAAGACCTTGAAGGACGCCATCTTGCTTCTGTATCCCGGCCTGAAAGAAATGTACAAGGACATGAGGCAACGGGCCGATAACAACATGCCGATCAGAACATGGGGAGGTCGTGAGTATTACTGCGAAGCTCCGATCTTGTTCAAAGGCCGGTGGCTGAAATTCGACTACAAGCTCGTGAATATCCTCATCCAGGGTTCGGCTGCTGATTGCACCAAAGAGGCGATCATCCGGCTCGATGCTGAAATCGTCAAACATGGTAAGCGTGATATCTGGTTCATCGTGTTGAACGTGCATGACCAACTTGTCATGAGCGTTCCGCGGTCTGATCTGCGTCAGGCCATGGAAATCCAGCGCCAGGTCATGGAAGGGATTGAGTTTGATGTTCCTATGCTGACTGAAGGCGATTGGACTGCAGACAACTGGGCGGCAATGACAACTTACGACAAGAAAGGAGAGGTGATGTATGACGGCAAATAAGATCAAGGCATGGTCGTTCTCGCGGTACTCAGCTTATAGCCAGTGTCCGTACAAAGCGAAGTTGACGATCCTCGAGAAACGGAAGGAGCCACCCAATGCGGGCATGAAGCGCGGTGCGGATATGCACGATGAAGCCGAGGCTTACATCAAAGGCGAGAAGAAAACATTGAGCGCTGATCTGAAGCCAGCCAAGAAGGAACTGGACAAAATCAAGAAACTCTGGGCGGCCAGGCTCAAGCTTGGTACTAAGGGCATGGCTCCTGTCGTTGAAGACACATGGGCCTTCACGGCTGAATGGACACTGACCCGTTGGGATGATTGGGTTAGATGCGTCCTGCGGGTGAAGCTGGATATCGGGTTCTGGCTGGACGAAAATACATTCCGCATCCGTGATTGGAAGAGCGGGAAGTTCAGCGAGAACTCCAGCGAGGAATACCAAGAACAGCTTGACTTGTACGCGCTGGCTGCTTTGCTGGTCTACCCGCACGCTGAGTACGTCATTCCCGATCTGTACTACATCGACGCCGGATTCTCCTACCCGCCCAATCCGGTCACTTACACCCGTGCTGATATCCCTCGACTGAAGAAAGCATGGGCGAAGCGGACACGGGCGATGCTCAACGATGCGAAGTTTTCTCCCCGGCCAGGTTGGTATTGTCCCGGTTGCTATTTCAACAAGAGCACGGAGTACGGCTGGGGAAAGAATAAACAATCCAAACCCGCTGGCCCGTGCAAGTTCTGACCAAGGAGCAAATCATGTACGACAACATCATGCTGGACCTGGAGACTCTGGGCACGAGTGCTGGCGCCACGGTGCTATCAATCGGGATGGTCGCCTTTACGCCGCACGCCGACATTCTGGGTTCTGAGCTGTACCTGGTTGTTAACCGTGACGACTCGCGCCTGTCTGGGCTCAGGGAAGATCCTGACACCGTTCAATGGTGGAGCCGGCAATCGCCTGAAGCTCAAGAAGTCTTGCGGGCTGCAGAAAAATCAGCCGTAACAGTCAATGACGCATGCATCGCCGTCAACGGTTATTTGGCTACGCATGCCCAGTCGCAACGCATAGAGGTGAAGGAGCTCAAGATTTGGGGCAACGGTTCGGATTTCGATCAACCCATCCTCGCTGGGATGTTCGATGCATCATCCTGGCGTGTCAGGCCGGTGTGGCGGTTCTACAACAACCGCTGCTATCGCACGCTGAAGAATCTTGTTCCGGGTGCCAGTCTGGAGCGCGTCGGGACTTACCACAATGCTTTGGACGACGCCAAGAGCCAGGCGCTTCATGCGATGAAGCTTCTGAGGTCTGTCAACCATGCCCTGGCCGGCGATCAGGTTTACCTCAATGACCCTTCGTCACAAGGCAGGTGATGCTCTAGTCTTCCGCGACGAGTACGACCTGGAAGACTGGGTCGTCGCGGAAGCCAAGCGGCTGTGGGGAGTGGAAGGACTGAAGTTCACTCCCCGCGGCGACACGGGCTGGCCCGACCGGATTTTCTTCATTCCCGGCGGCCTGCCTTTACTCATTGAATTCAAGCAGCCTGGCGAATCGCTGAAGAAGCGCCAGGCTTACGTTCACCGCTTCCTGAAACGCAACGGGTACAAGGTAGAAACTCATGACCAAGCTCACCTCGCCATTAAAGCCATCGCCCGTGCCATGGGTTCCGCTGCCGTACATGAAAAAGGCCGTGAAGTTCCTGATAAGCCAGGCGTGCGCCGGTCTGTTCCTTGATCCAGGACTGCGCAAGACGTCTATCACGCTGGCGGCGATCCTGCTGCTCAAGCGAAAGAAGATGATCAACAAGGTGTTGGTCGTCGCTCCGTTGCGGGTATCCCACTCGACCTGGCCCAATGAGCTGAAGAAGTGGTCGGACTTCAACGGATTGACGCACGTCGTCTTGCATGGTCCAAAGAAGGATGAACTGCTGAAGCAAGATGTAGACATCTATTTGATCAACCCTGAAGGGCTGGACTGGTTGCTTCAGCCGACGAAGATCAAGAAAGGCAAAAAGGTATCAATCAGTGTCGACGTTCGACGGTTCAAGCAATTCGGGTTCGACGTACTCGTACTTGACGAGCTGACCAAGTTCAAGAACTACAGCGCCATACGGTCGCGAGCGCTGAAGCAGGTACTCCCGACGTTCGCCCGCCGTTGGGGGTTGACCGGCTCGCCCGCCGCCAATGGGCTGATGGGATTGTTTGGTCAGATGCTGATGCTGGATCTGGGCCGGTCGCTGGGCCAGTACATCACGCACTACCGGCGAAAGTACTTCGTGCCGAGCTTCAACGGATTTGATTACACGTTGCTGAATGGGTCAGCTGAGAAGATCTATGAGGCGATCGCTCCCGTTGTCTTGCGCATGGCGGGCGACGACTACTTGGAATTGCCCAAGCTGGTCGAGAACGTCGTCCCGGTTGAACTTCCGGCGCCAGCCCGGAAAATCTACGACGGGTTGGAAAAAGACTTGTTCGCTGAGCTCCAGGATGGCGAGGTTACGGCGAAGAACATCGGTGTTGCGCTCGGCAAGTGCCGCCAGGTAGCCAACGGCGCGATCTATCACGAGAGCGGACTGGGCGAACTGATCAAGATTCAGAAGTCCAAGCGCGACTTCACGGAAATTCATGACGCGAAACTCGATGCCCTGGTTGACCTGGTCGAGGAGCTGCAAGGCCAACCTGCGCTGATCGCCTACGAGTTTCAACATGACCTGGCCCGCCTGCAGGCCCGCCTGAAGGGCGAGCACGGCGAAGCGCTGCCCTATATCGGGCATGGGGTCAGCGTTAAACAAGGCAAGGCTCTGGAGGACGCTTGGAACCGCGGGGAGTTGCCGCTGCTGGCTGCCCATCCCATGTCGATCGCCCATGGGCTGAACCTGCAGGAATCCGGGCAGCACGTCATCTGGTTCGCGCCGACGTGGGACTACGAACTTTACGATCAGTTCATCCGGCGGCTGCTGAGGTCGGGCAGCAAGCACAAGCGAATCTTCAGTCACTTGCTGGTCGTCACGGATTCCGTCGATGAAGTAATCGTCGCATCGCTGCATGGAAAGGCGACCGGCCAGCAGGCCTTGTTCACGGGTCTCAAGGCCCTACAGCAACGCCGTAGGGCTTGTCCACACATTTAATTTTCAATTATTTTGAAAAAGGGGGTTTACAAGATGTGGAGTTCACACTAACTTACTCACAACGGCCAACCACACGGCCGGCGGCTGAGGAGAACGGCATGAACAAGAATCAACTGGCGGCGCTAACGATGATCGCCAATGCCTTCAACAACTGGATCGGCCCACACGCCCGCGTCGTCATGATGCCGACGACTGAGGCGGCAGAGAAAGTCACGCGGCTGATCGCTGAACAAGACTTCACAGTCGTTACGCCCGCGGACATCTCAAAGACTCAACTGGTTATCGCCATGGAAGCGTATGAGAAGGCGACGGACTGGTCAGCCTTCAGTCGCAAAGACTGGAAGGACGCCATGATCATGCTGCTCAACACGAAGGGGATGAAGTCATGAAAACTGTTACGGCTGAAGAACTGGCCCGCGCTTTCGCGAAATCCGTCAACGACCAGTTGGAATACCATCAGCTCAAGAAGCTGCTGCAGAACCCGCGGGAGAATCCCTGCTGCGTTTCGCACGATTACATGGACGCAAACGTCAACATGATGGAGGCGTATCAGACGCTTGCCGGGATCGGCGAGGACGACTACGAGCTGATGGATGCGATGGACCTCTTCAATGAAGCATGGGATCTGGCCCGCGACAACTATTGGTACATGGAAGACTGGCAGACGGTACTGCGCGCATGAACTGGCGCATCGAGTTCCTGCAGCGGGAAGCTGCCGAGTACCGGCGCAAGGCTGAGGTAGCCAAGCGACTGAGCTTGCCGGACGCACGGAAGAACTACCTGCGCAAGGCTGAGCAGACTGAGGCGTATATCGCTCGGCTCGCTCAAAATATCACCCTTACGACTGCCCAGTCGAAAGGATAGAATCCGATCAAATATGATCCTCGGCTGAGGAGGAGAATGACATGAAAGCCAAGAAGTCGAAGGCTGCTGCCACGGCGGCGCCGAAATCCACCCGCAAGACTCAGGCCACCCCGGCCAAACCTGCCCGGCCAGTCCGCGCTACGGTGCGGAAGCCCGCTCGTCGTCACGTGACTCCCGAAGTCAAGTCTGCTCCGCGCGCCCCCTTGGGGTCGCGGATCGCGAAGGACCAGACTCACGCCACTACCATGCTGCTGAAGCTGGGCGTGAACAAGAAGTATCACAAGAAGTTTACCCACAAGCTGGCCGACGGCCGGTATCAGGTGAACGTCGTCGAGGCGGCCGTCGCCGTGGAAACCTCCAATCCTGAGGTGGCCCAGCAGAAACCCGTTACCATCCCGAAGCGCAAGCCGCGGGCAGCCAGTTGCGCCGGTGACTGTCTGGCTTTGTTCCTGAAGGGTAAGACCAACCAGGAAGTCTGGGATACCGTCCGGGTTCGCTGGCAGCTTGGGGACGACCGCGCTCACTACGTCAGTTGGTACCGGTGTCATTTCCGCCGGATTGGCAAACTCCCACCGAGGAAGGACTAATCATGCTCGTTGAAGCACTCTATCGCGATGGCCACAAAGCCAAGGTCATCTGCACTCCAAATACCACGCTGGCCAAGGTCGTCGAGGCGGCTCAGGTTCAGCATCCCTCCAGCACGCTCAAGTTCCTGAAGGTCATTGACCATGGTAAACCTCGTGAGGATCAGCGACGAGTCGACGGCTGAGAACGAGCGGTACTCGCTGAGTGTAGGAACCGCTCAGCGTATCGCAATCGTCGAAGTCATCGGCAACAAGCAAGTCCATTTCAACTTCAACATCTGTGGCCCGATCCAGTGGGCTGAGGCCAAAGCAATGCTGGAAGGCATGCTTGAACTCTCGGTCACTGCTGATGATCTGGCTTGGAGGCTCACAAATGAATCAGGTCGTCGCGTGCGTCGACCGCCAGCGCAGAAGCTGCCTGGTCGTCGCCAGAACAAAAAGTGAAGTCAAGATCATCCGGTTGAATGTCGAGGAAGGCCTCGATGTGGAAGACCGGCGAGCGACTGAATTCGATGCTGAGTTCCAACCGCTCAAGGATTACCCGGCAGAACGAGCCGCCCGGCTCTATGTCGGTTATGCGCGCCAGATCGGCGCAACCCGCGATGCCCTTGATTATCTCGGGCACGTAACCACCGTCACCAAAGAGGATATCACCATGGCTACCGCCAAGAAAACCGCCAACACTGCCAAGCCGAAGACCAAACCCGCCGCCAAAGGCTCCAGTAGCCTGAAGGGCAAGGGACCGACCAACGAGACTGCAGCCCTCGAGGCCTCAGTCAAGACCGGCACCAAGAAGACCGACCTGCCGGCGAACAGTGCACCGAAGGTCAAGCAGCTCCCCACCAAGCCGGCCAATCCGGCCTCGGGTAGCAAGGGCAAGGGCAAGGCCGCTCCGGCGGCGAAGGGCAAGAGCAAGGAGAAGGCTGAGCCCAAGGAGAAGGGCGCGCGCAAGGAAAGCGCCTCGTCCATGTTCCAGAGCCTCATCATGGAAGGCAAGCTGACCGATGACGCGATCTTCGCCAAGGTCCAGAAGGCCTTTGGCCTGGATGACAAGAAGCGTGCGTACGTCAGTTGGTACCGGAACCACTTGCGCAAGGGCGGCGCCAAGGTGCCGGACGCCATCAAGGCCTGACCGGCTGCAGCCGACTACGGCTTCCCGGCATTGATCGTGCTCACGCCGATCAATGCTGGCCTTTCCTGTTTCTGTCCTGAGGACTTCCCATGAAGACACCGCGCGAGAAGCGCAGGGATGATCGCGAGTTCGATCAGACATCCCTGCACGCCAATATGGAGGGCGCAAAACTCCATCGCGACTACACAGCTCACTGGCACCGCTGGTCCTTTGCCCGACGCTGGATCAAGAAAACCGACCACGTTCTGGAAGTCGGTTGTGGGCCTGAGCGACCGTTGTGGCGGATGCTGTTTCACGGGTCGTTCCAGCTGGCAGCGTCCTACACCGGAGTAGATCTGAACAAGTTGACCGGGCTGGGATCAGGTCACAAGCAATCCACCCTGCTCGGCGAATTCGACTTCACCAAGAACTGGCGGCAGATTCCGCGACCGGGCGAACCTGGCGCCAGCCATGGGTTCGACGTCGCCGTTCACATGGAAGTCATCGAGCACATGAAGGTCGAGCACGGTAAGAAGTTGCTGAAGGGCTGCTTCGAACTGCTCAGGCCCGGAGGCGTGATGCTGATGTCCACTCCAGTCTACGACGGCAAGCATCACGCTGCGAACCATATCCACGAGTACACGGTGCCTGAGCTCCAGAAGATGGTGGAGAAGGCCGGCTTCATCGTCGAACGCCGGTTCGGTACATTCATGAATGTGAGGGATATCGGGAAGGGAATCCAAAACCAATTCGTTGATCCTGAGAACCTGGTTGACCATCGACAAGTTCATCGTATGAAGCAGGCACTTGCTGACTACTACGACAACGACGCCCTCTCGGCGATCTTCGCTCCGCTCTATCCCGATGTAGCTCGCAACAACCTGTGGATTTGCCGGAGGCCGGCATGATCACTGTGAAGTTCGAAGATCACGGGCAGGACTTTCTCGAGTGGGATATAGACGAGAAAACCAGCGAGGTTAAAGCATCTCGTCCTTTCCAGGACTGGCTTTGGAAAGACGTCAAAGTCACCAACCTTCGCAAACTGAAGGTTGGCGCGTTACTTCACTTTATGCAAACTGATCAGGAAGCGGAGAAATTTATCAAATACCCGATTTCGGAGGTGACTCGTGGCTAAATATCCACTAACCGCTCTCGGCGGGGATATCTTCGCTGGCCTGTTTACCGTCGGTGTCAAGCAAGCCGGCTACAAGGTCCTCGGTCACCTGGAGCATAGCAACTATGGCGTTGCAACTGCCCAGTTGAATCACCCGGAGCTGGTCGGCCGGGTCTGGATGTATCCATCCGATTGGCCTGAGCCCAAGACCTTCGGCAAGGTCAACCTGATGTTCTGCAATCCGCCCTGCGCTGCCTGGTCGTCGGCCAGGGCCAGCAAGAAGGGGTCGTGGCAAGAACACACCGAACGCCTCGGGTACATCGATAACCTGGCCACATACGGTATCGACCTGAGGCCCGATGCGTGGGTTTGGGAGTCTGTCACCAATGCCTGGCGCCACGGTCGCGGATTCATCGACCGGATTGCTCAGGCCTGGATGGCAGCCGGGTATCATGTGACTGTGATCAAGCAAAACAACATGTATCTCGGTACGCCTCAGAACCGGCCGCGTATCCTGGTCGTTGCTCATCGCTATCCATTGATCTACCCGGACCTGACTGCACCAATCACGGTGCGCCAGGCGCTCAAGGGACTGAGGATCAGCAAGGGCGAGAAGATCGAAGCTGAGGTCACGGCAACCGGCTGGGATAAGTTGTGGGAGCTGTCTGAGAACCACGGCAAAATGCGTCGGTCGTGGCAAGCCCTCGACACCAAGGAAGTTACTGCACTGAAAGTCAGTCGGCGACCTGGGTTCTTCAGTCGGCGACTTCTCCCCGATCAGCCCGCACCGGTGAACCTGGATCGGGTCAATCTGCTCCATCCGTTCGAACCGCGCATGCTCACCTGGTCAGAGCAACTTCGCTTGTGTGGGCTGCCGCCTGACTGGCGAGGCGCCGGTGGCGGCAACGGGTCAGACTTCATCATGTTGTCCCGTGCCGTCATGCCACCCGTAGGCAAGTGGCTGGCGACGGCCGTTGCTGCCGGGATTACTACGGGCAAGCGACTGCCTCGTCGCCCGGTCTACACCCTCTATGACTGTTCTGGAGGGCCTGACAAGGTCTTTGCCGAGGAGCAATTGGCTGCGCCTGATTCTCAGTTCGGCGATGTCCGCCAGTGGAGCCAGGAACCGGCGCCGGCGGCCAGGGTGCGCATCAGGTCGCCACGAGCACCGGGCAATCCGGTCAGCAAGAAGTCTGGCCTGCAGAAGATGGGCAGCGGCGAGTTCATTCGTGAATGTCTGGAGCGCGGCGACCATCCCGACAAGATCCTGGCGGAAGTCCATCGCCAGTTCCCCAACTCCAAGGCCACCCTCAGCGACGTGGCTTGGCAACGCAATCGTCTACGCAAACAGAAGGAGTCACAATCATGAGCAACGGCAAAAATACTCACGAGCAGGACATCGCGGAATTCAACCGGAAGTTCGGCCTGATGGTTGGTCACAAGCCCCAACACCTGACCCAACGCAAGCTCAAGGAGCGGATCGAGTGCATGCTGGAGGAGCTGACAGAGTTCGCCGATGCAAGCGGGCTTAAATTTCAGACACAGCATGATGAAGACCAGATCGCGCCGGACAAAATCAATATATCCGTCAGACGACCACAAGGTCATCTCGCTGACCAGGCCGATGCGCTCGTGGACCTGGTCTACTTCGCCATCGGTACGGCCGTCATGATGGGATTGCCCTGGCAGACCTTGTGGGATGACGTCCAGCGGGCGAACATGGAGAAAGTCCCTGGCCCGACCAAGCGCGGCCACCGGCGGGACCTGATGAAGCCGCCAGGCTGGCGTGGACCGGATGGCACGGCAATCCTGGCTGGTTCCGGGTATCAGTGGGCCGATTTCGCTGGTGCTGGCTCAGCTGATATCGACGAGGCCAGATGCGCCGATGATATCCTGTCTGAGGAACCGACAGACGCGGGGATGGAACCATGAATTACTGCAAGCGGGTCGTTATTTTCGAAGGCCCTGATGGCGCCGGCAAGACTACCCTGGCAAAAGCCGTTGCCAAGGATATCGACGCTGTATACGTTCACTGTGGGCCTTTTCCTAATGTGACGTTCAACCTCGGCCGGCTCTACGCTGAAGCCATGCTGCCGGCGCTGCTCGGCTACCGCAACGTGGTGCTTGACCGGTCTTGGCTGTCCGAGCCAATCTACGGCGATGCATTCAGGGGCGGCTATTCCAGGTTGAGCCCAGTCGACATGCGGATGCTCGATCGGCTGGCGTGGCGCTGTGCGGCTCAGGTCGTCAATTGCCGGCCGTCATGGGAAGTCGTCAAGGAGAACTATCTCAGCCGGCGAGCACAGGAGATGTTGACTACTACTGACCAGTTGGCTAATGTTTATCAGGCATATGGCGAGCCAAACACGGCGTTGAACATGTTGGAGTTCGATTACACCAAATGCTTCGGCGACCAGGCCGCGAGCGTGATGGCTGGACTCGATCGACTCCGGCCTCTCGTTCATCGATTGGATTCTCTCAGCGGTGGTAATCCTGCGGCCAAGGTTGTCCTGGTCAGCGGCAAGCCGCGTGATATAGCAGAGTCCGATTTGATGTATCAATGGCCATTCGGGTCTTTTCGTCGGATCGGTTATGAGCACTGGCTGACTGGGCAGCTCAACGTTCATGGCATTGGAGAAGACGAATTGTTGTGGATAGATCTTGACCGATTCGACCTGGTCGGTGAAAGTCTGGCGAGCAATAAAATCTTCTACGCCCTTGGCGACGAGGCTGCGATGGCGTTGCGGGAAGTGCCGGGCCAGGAGTTCCAGCTCGTGGACCATCCGTATGAATGGTTCAAGACACCTCAGTCGGCGAACCAGTCATATCCCCTCATCGAACTACTCAAAAGAGACCTCAATCATGAAATCTGATCCTCAGTTCAAAATTGCAACCGTCACTGAAACCTGGCTCGAAACGCTACGCCGGTTAATCGGCTACGGCGAACCGATTGCACCGCGCGGGCAGAAAACAATCGAACTGCCTCAGTTGACATTCATCACTGACATGCGGCATCCAGTTCTGATGACGCCACAGCGCTCGTTGAACTATCGCTTCATGGCGGCCGAGGCGCTGTGGATTCTGGAAGGTGAAGACCGGGTCGAGACCATCGCCCCATGGAATTCACGTATCGCCCAATTCAGCGACGACGGCAAGACATTCTTTGGCGCCTATGGGCCACGTTACGTTGCACAACTCCCCTATGTCGTGAACAAACTCATGAACGACCCGGATACCCGCCAGGCCGGCCTGACTCTCTGGCGCCCGTGTCCACCGGAAACGAAGGACGTCCCCTGCACGATTGCGCTCTTCTTCCAGATTCGCAATGACAAGTTGAACTGCCATGTATTCATGCGTAGTTCGGATGCGTGGCTCGGTCTCCCCTATGACACGTTCAACTTCAGCATGATTGCCCACCAGGTCTGCGGGTTCCTGAACCAGCACCGGCGTGGCAGCGCCGCCAGGAACAACAAAGCCGAGCCCGACGATATCGAGCCCGGTTCGCTGTTCTTGACGGCGGCGTCAAGCCATCTGTACGAGCGCGACCTGGAAACGGCCCGCGCCTGTCTGGCGTCGTTGGAGACAGTGGCTGACTTGGAAACGCCCAAAGAACTGTTTCACTCTGGCAAGGCGGTGCTTACCAAGTTGGCTGCGATCCGCGATCAACCCGGCAGGCGCGATCGGTGGTGGGAGCTGGCGCCATGAGAATCTCACGCGATCAATGGGCACTGCAACTGGCTGAAGTCACGGCTCGCCGGTCCACCTGTTGTCGCCGGGCTGTCGGGTGTGTTCTGATCGATGGCCTAGGCCACGTTCTGGCAACGGGTTATAACGGCGTGGCAGCTGGCCTGCCTCATTGCAATGAACTGACTGAGACACCAGTCTATAACGACGATCCACGCGTTGAAGACAAAGGCACGTTTTGGCTGTTCAACAATAGGGTGACTGACAAGATGAGGTTGAACTTCGGCGATCGCCAGTGTGTCGGGTTCGACCAGGTCTTTGCCAATGCCTGCGCCGGGGCTCAGTCGCCGAGTGGCACGAACCTGGATGCTTGCCAGGCAATCCACGCAGAGCAAAATGCCTTGCTGCAGTGCCGGGACGTTCAGGCGATCGCCGTTTGTTATACGACCTGTTCGCCCTGCATGACCTGTGTCAAGTTGCTGCTGAATACCTCATGCGGACGGCTGGTATTTAGCGAGATGTATCCGCATACTGAGGCCCTGGACCTCTGGCGCCAGGCCGGAAGGACCTTTGAGCTGCTGCCAGGCCTCCAAAAAGGGGGCTAGAACGTCCTCCGAGCCCTAGCCTGGACGATAGCCAGGGCTAGGGCCTCAGATTAGCGTTTATACGCCCGATGCGGCATCACAGGTAACATTGAAAGTGGTTGTGATGACTGTCCCTGTTGAAACCCGCTTGAGAAGAACTGTCATAGCAAGCAGGGAACCGTGGCCGTTCGGACTTGCGGCAGCACAACCCGCACTCATGAGGAACGCTTGTGACGCGCTGAGTGATGTGTAAGTCGGCGCAGGATTCGTTTTCGATGCCGCCCCCGTTTCAAGAATCGTTTCACTGTACCCGAATTGAATCTGGGTATCTGCAACAGTCCAACCGGGCGGCAGCCATGTGCCTGAGGTTGGGAAGCCGATAATTGTTCCACTTCCACCACCACTGGTGATGACAGTCGCAGTGAGTGAATAGGCGCCTGTGTTATTGAACGCAATGGAACAATTAACACTGGCTCCTGGCTGCCCGGATACGCCTGAAGCTGTGCCTGTGACGGAATAGCTGTTGCCTTGCAAGCCAGCAATACTGTAGTGAGCGGTTCCGATCGCTGCCCACTTCGGACCGACATCAGCACCACCTGAATCACGGGATCCAAGCGTTGAACCTGGTGTGCCGTAGGATGCCAATGCATACTTGAGCGTCGAACCATCTGAACGTTTCAGGAATGTTGCATTGTACCCATCACCTATCACGTCAGGATCATATAGAGCGCTTGCATCTACGCCTGAGGGATTGCGGTATCCGTCAGTCATAATTAACCGGCCGGAGCAGAAGCAATAGCAGCAGCGCGTTCATTGTAGAGAACGTCGTAGACTGCTTTGAGGATCACCGTCACCCCGGCGGCACTAACGGTGGAAAGATCGATTTTCGTCACTGGGTCCAACGTACCGACAGCAGCGAAGATCCGCGTCGCAATAGGTGCGAGATCTGTTTGCAGAATATCGTAGGTATCTCCACTGAGTGGCTGATGCACTCCATTGATGAACAGATTGGGACGTGCTTGGAACGAGACACTGCCGCCGCCTGTGGCTGGGTCGTAAAACATATGCGTCTGTTCGGCGATCATCTCTGCTGTGATACCGGCAGCCAAAGTGGTAATGCGTGCATTCGTGGTCATCTCACTTCTCCAGTTTCTCGATGCGGCGCATCAGCGCCTTGATGGTTTTGGCCTGCTCTTTCAATTGCATCTTCTGCTCCTCCAGCTGGAGCGCACAATCCATACTCGCCTCCAGGGCAATGCCTGACTTGTCGATGGCGAGTATTTTCTTTTTGGTATCGCCCACCAAGACATAACGGGCTGCATACGCCTTGACCTTCTGGGCGACCAGGCCGACGTCGTGAATGCCATCAGCGATCCGGTCCCACTCACTGAACATCTGGGCAATCTTCAAAGCAAACCCGCGTTGCACCGCGCGCGCCACGATATTCTTCTTCAGTCGACGATCAGAACTTTGGAACCCGCCTGTTGCAGTAATAGAACTCGTGGCGGTGATTGCGCCGTTTTCGGCAATCGTCAGTTTCACAGTCATGGATGTATCTGTAGCATTCGTTCTTGTACCGATACAAATACGCCCTAGGCCGTTATTTGATCCGTCCGTGAAATATCCTTTGATATAACCGAAATTAATAGAACCAGCACCAAATAACAAAGTGCCACCGACGCCACTACCACCACCATTTTGAATACCAGGGGCGTCAGCGCGAGAAGCAGAGGTGTCTGCAACGTTTGAACTTGCAGCAACATTAGAACTCAATCGTGGACTGGCGACCAAGGCATAAGGTGCTAAGTTCTGGTCGCCTGTATTCGTGCCTGAACTACTACCAGTGAAATTGGCTGCACTGATACTAGCGCTAAACGTTTTCGTTCCGCCGATCGTCTCGGTGCCTGTTTTGTGAACGACATTCGAGTCATCTGCAGCTGTATAACCAAGGCCAGTGTTGACTTCAGCTGCGGTCAACGCGATATCAGTGATATTTATCGTGACGTTCGCCGTGCCATCAAAATTGACAGCGCCCGCAGTCGTCACTATCCCCGACAGGTTGAACGCCCTGGCCGTTGCCAATTTCGTTGCTGCAACGGCCGTACCACCAATGGGCAAGTACGCTCCAGAGACTGCTGCACTGATGGCGTAGAAGTTCGTGCCATCAGTGTATGCAATGATACCCGTTCCTTGCGTAACGCTGACGCCGGCACCTGTGGCGCCTTGAACCGTCACAGTGAAAGCGCCCGTCGTATTGTTGACTACGGTCCACTGAGCACCTGCACGAAGCGGGAGTGTCAGCGTCGCATTCGCGGTCAACGTACCGGTCAGCAAGAGGACCTGAGCGCCGAGCTGGTTTGCCGTCGGCACGTTGGCGCCTGACGCCATGGCGATCGTCTGGGCTCCTGTATTCGCTCGCACAGCAATCCACCCTGCTGAAGCAGTGGAATCCGGATCAGTCGTATTGTTGTCGGCTGTACTGAGCCACTGGCCGGCAGCGTCTGACCGCAACAGCAAGGAACCCTTGGGATATCCGCCTACGGCCGTGGAGAACGTGGAGTCATAAGGGTAGTTGCCACCAGCCTGGATGTAACGTGCCGCCAGGGTCAGGTTGTAGAGAATGCCATTCACGTCCCGGCCCCAAGGCGGAGTACCGCCGCTGGCAATCGGGATCAAGCAGACCGGCGGGAATCCATCCGGGTAAGAAGCAGCGCCAGCCGTGATGCCGATCTGCGATGTCTGAGGGATAACCTGGCGATTGCCGGCGGGCGCAGATTCAGCGAATGGAATGGGTTGACGAGTGGGAAGGGTTGCGATGTCCATAGTTGAATCCTGAGTTAAACAACGATGATCGTGACACCGACACCGGCAGGGCGCGGCATGAGTGTCGGTTGAAGTAGCACAGCAGCTTCCCACGAAGCCAATGCGAAATTGAATACATACTCAATTTGCATCGGGTTGATTTCCAAGACGTAGCAACTACCACGACCGGCGAACAAGTATTGCAGCAGTGCATTGACACTGGGCGCAGTGAAATTGGAGATGTTGGCCAATGCCTTCGTCATGATGAGGACACGATAAGCGTCGTCGCCAAGAACGTAAGTCGTCGATGTCGGTGGGCCAGCGTAGAACGGCGCAACGTCGAACGGCTCAGATCCTGGCAGCGCTTCTTCGAACCCGAGGTAATCAGGTGGCGCCGTTACCTTGATCTGACGCGGGATATCAACGACCTTTCCCCAAAAGTCCAACCCGAACCCGACAGCCGTTTGGATGTTCCATACCGTATTGTAGAAGTTGTCCCAGTCCGTCGACGGGTCTAGCCAGTCATTGAAGAAAGCAATCAACGCCGTCAATGCCGGGTCGTTGGCGTACTGGCTGAGGATTGTTTGCTGATAGTTGTTCATCGCCTTACACCAAGGTCACGGCGATATTCGCAGAATCGAGAGTCGGCCGCTGATCAATACCGACAGCGAGCGACGTGCCAGTTGGTGATGCCGCCGGCCCCAGGAAAATAGAAAGGATTTCCACGTTGGTGTCCGTGGCGTTGACTCCGGCGTAGTACCGGCCAGAAACCAGAGTCGAACCGATACGTGCCCGCGTACCGCCATCGACACCATTGAACGCATCGACGATGGCCTGCTTGATAAGCGTGATGATATTCGACGGCAGCGCCAGATTGTTGGTGATGCTGACAGCGAAGTAAATGGGCAGCGCCGCTGGAGTCACCCAATTGATGACGTAGGTCGGGTACGGGATAACTCCGCCTGAGGTGTCCGTGTAGGTGTACGTCGTCGATCCGTTGTACTGACAGCCCAGTGATTTCTTGCTCCAGATGGCGTAGGCTACATCTGCCGCCACGCCACCAGCAACCGCGACATAGATCGAGTTCGCTGCCATCGGGAAACTTGTCGAACCTTTATTGACCACAGCGTTGGTCGAGTTATCGTCAACGTATGCGTCAAGGACATCGACAACTGAGAGGATGGCAGCCCGAACAGCCTGAATTGAATTCAGCGAATTGATGCCGACGGAGTTCTTGCGACGGAACTCGAAGTCACTGCGGCTTTCGACATTCACGCCCGGCGTGCCTGCAGCAGCATTGCTCAGAGAGTCCCAACCGACGATGCCCTTGTAAATGATATTCAGCGCGCCAATTGGACATACAATCGGGCCGGTCGTCAAGCACTGGAAGTCGATATCGACCGTACCGCCTGCGCCGATCGTAGCTGAGTTCAGTGATGCGTACTGATATCCAGATGTGTCCTGTGCCAACGTTGCAGCAGGGATGACAGTACCGACCAGGCCGATGCAGGTCGCCGTAACCAAAGTACCGGACGCAGCGATCCGGTCAATGAAGTAGACGCGCCCGATAGCGTCCTGCCAGCGACCACTGGCAATATCCGGGTTGATCTGATTGACTATCTCCAGCACCTCGCTGTTCTTGTCACCAACGATAGCAGTGAGACTTTGAGCGATCTGGCCTTGCGGTGAACTCAACGAAGTACTCATGCCACCACCAAATGCGGCATTCATGTCAGTCAGAACGCCAGCAAGGATAGCGGACTCGGCAGGCACAGCAGCGCCCGTTGGCGAGAAAACGATAGGAGGCACGCTCGTGGTCATCAGAAGATTACCTGTAGGGGGATCGGGTTATAGATGGAGGTGACGAAGATGGTTCCGGTCAATCGACGATCCTTCAGCGCCAGTGCAGCTATACGTACTGACTCGACACCGACGACTGTGAAAGCCGCTGCGATCAATTTGGCGCGCACGAACGACGCGGGCGGGCGTTGGCCCAGTATCTTCTGAAAGTACGGCAGTCCAAGTGTCTGGTCGTACCAGCATTCTCCAAGAAATGTTTGAATGGCACTTGCTACGTCCTGAGCAATGGATGAATCCTGGTCAGTCAATTCCAAATCGCCAGCAGGATTCAACTGCAGGCCCCATGAATCATTGAGTGGTAACGTAAGGGTTGGCATATTGATTCCTTAAGCCGGCGGGCCAGAATTACTGCCACCGGATTGAACTCCGCTATGGACGTGGGTGTGCAAGCTGGTGCCTTGGCCCGTGACATCGCCGCTGGCAACGATTGTGCTGTCATTCGTCTGAGCGCCAGTGATATGAACAGGTCCATCAAGTTGAATATCAGGAGAAACGACTTTGAACTGAGTCGATGCGTTGATATCGACGTTCGGAGCATTGACTGTAACCTTGAGAGGCGAGTTGATCACAATGCCGCTTGCCTCGAATTGAACATACTGTTCTGGAGTACCGTTCAGTACGCCGCCGATGTAAAGCCCGTCCGCGAGGCTATGCTGGCGCCGGGAACCTGGCGGGGAAACCGTCTTGCCTGCGATCGCCGCAGACAAGTCTCGGTCGCTGAACATAGCAAGACCGATGTCGCCTGGTTGAGGATCGAGGATGATGGCATTAGTGCCACCTTGAAGACGTACATATGGCAGCCCGAACAACGGAGGCAAATCTACAAGGTTGCCTTGACCGTCCACCTGCTGAATCAACGGCTGAACGTCCACTGTGCCCACAGGTGAGACTCCACCCGAATTTGTGCAGGATATCACCCGCACGAGCGTCGTCGTTCGCACGCGGCCTAACTGACGCTTCACCAGATACAGCATCTGGGAAGCATCATTGGCTCCCGTGGCTCCATCGCGACTGCGAGTTGTATTAGACGTGGGCATTGAAGTTATTCACTGACATATGTGCATGGGTGAACCACGGTCCTTTGGGATCTTGGCTAGCAAGTTCATGTTCAACAGACCAAACGTAATAAATACCCGTAGCGCCAGGTGCCGGCTGTCCATTGATTTTTGGAGCGCCTGGACCTGGTTTTGGAATGGAGCTCACAGTCTGGACGAGACCCCCGACGACAATCTGAGGATTGAATACACTCGTGACATTAAGTCCTGCATTCAATTCATATCGTGGGTATCCGACAAGACCAGTTGCGGCCGACAGCAAAATTGGTGTCTCGTCCAGGGCCTTGCCCTCGGGCCAGATATTAACCGTCTTTTCTTTTATGAGGCACAACACGCCAGCAGCGAGACAGATGTCACGGATTTGGTCAATGGCTGTCCCACCGCATGCATGGTTCATCAGTTTCTGGGTTACGCCGTGATTGACGAATTGCAGCCCGACCGACGCACAAATACCTTGGACCATAGTTGCGACATCCATCGTGCCTTTGTAACTACTGGCAGCGATGGGAGTGAGTTGTTCATTCATCCCGGCGAAGGCAACGATGTCAACGCCAACATCGGGCATTGCGTTGTAATCAACAAGGCCCGACGTAATCGATCCTGAGAAGATTTGGGTCATACCCATCTCACTGTCACCGGCTAGTACCTGGATACTGTTCTTCGTGTAGATCGCATCCTGGAACCCGAGCGTGCTGAGTTTGGCCATGTCGCGATCGAGCATCCCGCTAATGCGTAGCTGGACTTGGGAATTGAATGATGACACGCTGCCTGAGTAGCTGAGTGTTTTCACCCTGCAGCGTAACCCGGACAGCGTCAGCGTGTCAGAACTGCCGTCGAAAGTATCTCCGTTCAGAGCTAACTTCACTTGGATGTCGCGAGTGATGAGGCTCATACGAGCTCCGAGGGCTGCAGGTATACCAATTGCCAACGAGTACCAAGCCCGGTGTAGGACGGATCGTCGAAACCTGAAGTATCGATGAAGGAGATGTCACCGAAGAAACCGAGATACGCCTGCCGCACCAGCAGGACGCGCTGCCGGCAGAGAACGCCAGTCAGCAAAGGAACCCCATTCAATTTCAAGTCTATGAATATGCCAGTTGTCTTCTGATACAACGAGATGTTGCAGGACTGACCGCCCAATGTGACATTGAACGACTGAGCCGGTATTGGTTGGCATGGGATGATATTCACTGAAACACTCCGATGCTCGGTACTACTGGGCCATTACCGAACGGGTATGTTTGCACCGTGCCTAGACTCTGGTTATCAGCGGCATCGGGCGAAGCACTGTTTACTGTAGGCGCCAGCGAATTCGTGTAGAGCGCCGACGAGACTTGTCGTACTTCCTCAAATGTCATATCAACGATGAGCATCGTCGCGCCTTCACGAGCTTCGCGCCGATAATCCATCCGGATCAGGTTGGCATTTTCGTAAGTACGCTCAGGGGTGACGATGCTGAAAACGTCGGTTGTATCGAGCATATACTCCAAAGTGTCAATGAAGTCGCTCTTATCCATGTAGCTAGCACCGAGGTTCAGCCCAAGTGCATCAAATGCGCTTTGGGCGTAATTCAACCCGGCACAGATCATCACCATGCGGATTTCGTAAGGTTCCTTGACTTTGTTGTAAGTCGCGAAGGCACCTTGCTCAACCGGATAGTCGGATATGTTTCGTGAACCTTTGAACTCGAACCTGGTTACGGTATCGGGAGTGATGATAATCGAACCGGTCGACCCATCCAGTACTTGCCATTGCGACGACTGAGGATTGAGCAGGTCGATGCCGACGACATCGCCGACTTCTGCAGCCAGGGCAACCAAGGAAGCAGACATTAGTTCATCCCCGAATCAACTTGAGCGATAAGAGAATTACGCGATAGCGCGCGCGGCAGGTCAGATGCGAGTTCTTCTGCATTGGTGGCTTTCGTCGAAACCTCGATTTTCCCGATGTGAGTTTGAGACGTGCGAACTGATGACGTCGTGTTATTCTCGCGGGACGATGCTACCCGCCCGGCTGAACCCTGGACGGCAGCAACATAATCGCGTGTTTCCTTCGGTGCTGCGCCCAGTCCATACTTGGTGACGTTTCCGGGACCCCAGTTATAGGCAGCGATCGCCTTTGCCTGGTCGCCGTGAAACTGCTTCATCAATTTGGCGAAGTACTGGGCTGCTGCCGCTGCAGAGTGATCCAGGTCGTTAACCTCGTTTCCTTGCAGTCCGAGTGAAGCTGCCGTCTTCGGCATGAACTGCATCGGGCCGAGTGCGCCTGCCGGCGAAACCAGATGCTTACCGCCTGAAGATTCCTTTTGGAAAACTCGATTGAGTAAACCGGATGGCAGATTGAATCGCGACTCAAGACTGTCAAACAATTCCTTGTTCGTGCCGAAGATCTGCGAATGCATCGGATCAGCACCAGACGTAGCCCTTGCCTGGCTCACCTGGCTCGCTCGTTTGCGTGTAGCCAGTTCAGACTGAATCAATTGAGCAAATCTCGGATTCTTCTTGTCGTAGGTTGCCTTGTCACCAGCCGTCATGGAATTGTACATCAGCGCTATCTGTTTGCGGTTCGCTGGGCTCAGGTTTCCCCATTCATCTTCTTGCTCAGCTGTCCATGCTTTGTTATTGCCAAGGCCCGCCATGATGTGACCTTCGAACCGGCCAAGCCAATCGCCCGCTTTCGTTCCTGCCAACTGGTCACTGACAAAGCTACCGATCTTCCAACCGACGATAGCAGACCCGGCGACAGCCAGGCCAGCCAAACCGGCAGTGCTGGAGGCGAGTAACGGGATCAGTCGTATCAACCCGCTGACCAAGGCGAGCACGGGCGACAATACCTTGAGTGCCAGAATCGCACCGAGGCCATAGGCAACTGTCTGCCAACCACCGAACGCCTTGATGACATTGCCGACAGTCTCGACCAGGTTACCAAGTTTCTTGATGACTGAATCCCAGTCGACTGAATCAAGGAAGTCTGCGAACCTCAATGCCAGCTTCTCGAGGATCGGCGCCAACTTGGTGAAGACGAGTTCGCTTGTCTCCTTGAACCGCTGCTGAATCAAAGCCCACTGGGCCTGGAGTCGTTGCGCGCTGGCAACGCTGGCGTCCGTGACTCTGGACAGACTATAGGCGGCGTCGAGTTGTTTGCGCAATACATCAGGTCCTTGCTCCAGTTGATTGAACATGGAGCCGACGCCCAATTGATTCGCCAACCACAGAGCCTGCTGACGAGGCAGCTGGCGCATCCGAGCAGAGATGCTTATGAGGGCGTCCTCGGCGCTCAGAACATTACCCTTGGCGTCCTTCAGAGCAACGCCATTTGCGTTGGCCAGGTCAGTCAATGCTGAATGCCCTTTAATGGACGCCTCCGCTAGCCCTCCGGCAACCGCCTGCAAGGCCCCAAATGCGTCCGTGGCTGAACCCCCCATTTCCGTCGCTACTACGCCCCAGGCTTCCAGACGACGGGCAGAGAGGCCCAGATTAACCCCTAGACGACCGAGTTGAGCCTGGCTGTTGATGGTGTCGGCCAGGAAGGTCTTGAAACCGATCGCAGCGCCCATGGTAGCAAACAAGGCGACGACTTCATTGCGCACAGACCGGATGGACTCGCGCAACTTCTTTTCATGCTCACGTTCTTGCTTCTCGGCGTCAGTCGCAGCCCGCTTGGCTTTGATTGCTGCATCCTGTTTCTCCTTGGATGCTTTTGTCGCAACAGCTGATAGTTGCTTGATACCGGTCTCAGCGTCCTTGCGCCGAGAAACGAAGTCTTCAGTATCCAACCCCAATGTAACAACAAGCGCGTCAATGATATTCACTGGGGTGCCCTTCCAAGTTGTTGTTTGTTGTAACTGTTGACCGCGTTAATCTCGAGCAAGTCCCACAAGTCTTCTGTCCCGTAGACCGTATCAAGTTCATGCAACGTGGCTAGGCCGGATGAAACGACCGTCGCCACATTGTTTGACACGTTGCGGTATTCAGCGAGTTCTACTGACCCGCCGGCACTACCTTGCCCGAGGTCGATGGCGCGCCGGCCAGCAAAAAATCCACATGGAGTTTGAAAACCTCCATGCGCAACTTCATCCTCGTACTGATTTCCTCGATGTCGTCGGGAACCAATCCCCGCACAATCGCCTGGTCTGCAGGATTGGGCTGGATCTGGATGCACTCGAACATCTCAGAAAACAACACCTCAGCTTCAGCGAATGGAATGTGTCCCAATACACTGAGGCCGTAAGCTGCGAGACCACCCATGCCTCCCTTGCTGACATCGTCAGGGATGTCAACCCCATTCTGGGACAGCGCCAGAAACGCACGCAGAGCCCAACGCTCAGCGCGCGCCGATGGGAGCTCAGTGATGACAAACACCTTGCCCTTGTCTCGTCCTTCGTCCTGTACGACGTACTTGACAATCTTGCGAGCCATTACACGCTTGCTCCGGCGACCTGCTCCCAGGTGATCTGGTACTTCACCGGCTGAAGCAGTTTCTTGACATCGGGGATCGCCGTGTGCGAGGTGAGGAACCCACGCGTCATGACATACTTCTTGTTGATCGCCGGCAGGTATACGCTGGCATTGGCAACCAGAACTTCGCGAGTAGCTTTCATCGCCAACACCCAGTTGTTGAAGACGTCCAGCGAATCCGAGTCGGCCTGGAGCGTGATCAACTGCTTGGTCGGGTTGAAGATGAAACCTGCCGACAGCCTGCCGTCCAGGCCTTGCATCGTCTCGGCGTTCTCCACGACTTCACTGGTAAACGCGTCGTCGGTGGTGTATCCCTTCAGGATCTGCGGCGACGGATAGAGGCCGGTGATGGCGAGTGCAAAAACGGAGTTTGCAGAGGTGAGGGTTTTCATGGGTCGGGTTCCTTACTGGATTTCGATGGAGGCGAGAACGAGCTGCTGGACGCTACCGCCATCCATGTAATACAGCGTCATTGGCGGACTGGTGCGGGCTGCGCGAACGCCTGCAGGCGCCGGGAGAATCTGCAGGTACCAACCGTTTTGGTACATGATGTTGGAAACGTCGACGCCGAGGGCATTCTGCAATTCTGCCGCCTGAGCACTGGACAACTGGACACCGGTGCGGATGGCGCCGAAGTTGACGGCAGCAGCGATCGGGTCCAAGCACGCCGCATCGACCAGGGCATAGCCTTCCTGGTTATACGGAATCGATCCAACAGCAAGCAGCAGGTTGATCATGGCCAGCTGCAATTGAGCGTTCAGCCAGATTTGGTTGACATAACTGTCAATCCATTTCCACTGACCGAGCATGCTGCCAGGGTAGAACCAGGTGAAGCTCTGGTTGCCCGTGGCGTAAGTGCCGTAGAAGTTGTAGCCGTTGGCGAGCAGTGCGGCAGAGTTCGCATCGGTGGAGACTGGCGGAACCAGACCGGCGCTACTCTGCTTGAACGCACTCGTCGCGCGACCGTTCAGCCGGGTGAAATCCAGCGATGCGATCTGACCCAGCAAGAACGCGCTGTGGGTGTAGTCGCCGAAGATGGGAGCGGTGCCGTCTTCCTTCAACTGACCAACAGCGTAAGCCCACGTGGTGGTAGAACCCGAAGTGAGCGCCGTGACATCGCTGTCAGCGCCAGCGTACAGGTAACGATCGTTCTGCGCTGCCGTCCAGGCCGAAAATGCTTCCTTGTCGGCGAGTACGGGCTCCCATATCGTCGCGAAGCCACCCCAGTCCTGCGTGATGGCCGTCAGGGCGGTCATGGCCGATGACGGCGTAGCGATATCCGCTCCGGCCGACAGAACGGCGCCTGTAGCCGTCGTCAGCTTCAAATCAGCAGCCAGGGTTCCGCCTGCCTCCGCCATGGTGGATGTTACACCAGTTGTACCGCTCGTGAAGACGAAGGCACCATGCTGAGCATCGTAGGTGATACTGAACGTCGGCGTGGTGAACGCTGCCAGGATGATCGTGGCTGCATTCGAGAAACTGGTCGCTGCCGACAAGTTGATGGAAGCCGAGGTATTAGCCGTACCATCGGCCGTGATGATCAATGTACCGGTCAGCGCCTGCAACTGGGCAAGCGAGAGACCTAACACACTGCCGCCACGCAGGTACGCACTAACCGCCACTTCAGCATACTGGGCAAAATACATCTTGCCCGGTGTCTTGGTTGCGTTGACCGGGCCAGTGAAGTAAATCTGCGCGGCCTTGTATTCGTTGCTGGACAGCCCGAAGTACGCGCCGACGTCAGCAGCGCTGACGAAACTCGGAGCCGTACCAATCGGAGGGTAAGGAGACTGAGTGAGGAAGAGGCCATTGAGGTCGACGGCACTACCCGCCGCTGCAAGAACAGCCGGATTGACTTGAACGATACTGCGGACATTGATCATGGTGGTGTCATCCTAAGGGTGGGTATTTAACGTCTACATCAACAAGGTTGATCGCGAGTTGAGCTGCGAAATCCATCGGTACTTCAACGATGGGGTTGAACTGAGCGATGAGGTCCATCGTCCATCGCTCTTGATATTGTGACTCTGCATTGAGCATCGTCGTATTGCGTGGTTCTTCTGAGTAGAGCGGTTGCATGTCTACACCTGAAGCAGCGAACTGCTGGCAGGCGTAATCGGTGCGGATCAGTCGACTCACTGTCTGGGCCACGTCCGGTGCGGCCGCGCCATAGAAATCCAGTTGTATACGTGCCTCCATGCTGGCAGTGTTTCCTTGCACGCCCGGGTTAGAACCTGGATCTGTGTAGGCTGTCTTGTTGGTCGAAAGAGCCTTCGTCGTCGCAATCAATATCTCAACGAAATTACCAGCGGGCATGGGAACTCGATTGTCTTGTGACCTGATGACTTCCCAACCAGCAGGTATCAACGGGAGCAAGAAACTCCGTACGGCAGTCCGCAGTTGAACGTCAGTAATCGAAATCGTCGGAGCGGTCATGAAGTTACCTGCAAGCACAAAATTACTTTGCACCAGTCAGGCCATTGCTCGGGCACGGCAACGACTAACCAGGTTTGAGAATTGAAGACGAACTTGTCTCCGCCCTTCGCTGTCCCGCGATCAACACCGAAGATCTGACCCTCCAGGTAAACCGTGCAGAAAATCCCTTGCAGATTGAGCCCTTCAATCTGCTTCAGTTCCTTGAATGACAACTCTTGCTTTTGAATTTGCAAATCTACCACTGCCGCATAGGTCGGCGTACGACTGCCATCACCTGTGGTGGTATATCCACTCGATTGGTAGACCTCAGCCGAGATGAATGGATTGATCGTACCGATAGCACCTGAGACGATATTATGCAGGTCCATCAAGTTTCTCCGTGACCTCGTAATCGACGCTATTGAGCATATGCCCTGAGGCAATCAAAGGTTTGGCAAATCCTTTCGCCTTGATCGTACTGGCGGCCAACGGTGGGTCAGTCAGCTCACGAATTGAACCTTGCAATTGCCCGCGGATCAATTCGCCCATCAGCGCCAACGCTTTCGCAGCATCAAACTGAGAAGCCACGAGGTATCGCCCACTTGCTGCGCCCCACTCGTTGGACTTCGCGGCAATCATCCGTCTGAAGTATGGGCGAGCCGGGATCGTAATTGTGTGAGCTTCCACTTCATGCGTAGTTGCGAAGTTCGATTTGGCTGCGGTAACGAACCGACCATTTTTGAGGAACTCTCCAGACTTGTCAACTTTGCGGTAGATGGTCTGTTGCCGTGCAGGCATTTCGATCGTTGCACCGAACTCCTGAGCAGCAGCCACTTTGGCAGTCGGCGTGCCATCCGGGTAAGTCGACCCTTCAAGGAACCCGACACGTACCGCCTGAGCCGTGCTCACGCGCTTGAGAAGCCCATCCAGGTAAGCCTGAAGCTTCTGACCGCCTTTGAGCCCGTCAGTCATCACTGCTGCCTTTGCGGGAATGGAGCCGGAGCTCCGGCCTGAGGATTGCAAGCCAAGACATAACGCATCCGGCGAAAGCGAGTCGTCGCTTGCCAGTATGCCGCGCCATATTTGGTTTGCATGAACCAAGCCGAACTCGCGTCAGCGCCAGGCATTTCTGCAGCGACGGATACTGAGCCTTCGCTGGCCGTGCTGATCCTTCCAACTAATGGGGTTGCTGCCTGCCCATTCACCCCACCATTCAAGGCGGCGATATGAGCAGTCAGCATCCACAAAAGAGGCAACCGTGTCTCGACATTGACGACACGGCTATTGACAGAATTGTCCAGGTACAGGGTCGCCTCACCGAAGTACGATGGCAGTGCTGCTTGTATCGCAGTGAATTCCGGATAGCGGATGATGAAATCCGCAGTCACGAAAGTAACGACACCTGTGGTCATGGGTTACTCCGCTTCGGTGAAGTCAAGGTAATACGACTTGCCCGGCTCGAACGAGACGGCGCCGTTATCGACGTACATGCTCAGCTTCCCGCTCGGTGTGGCCTTGTGGAACCGCTGATTTTCCGGCACTTCATCGGCGCACACGGCATCGAAGTGGTACTCGTGGTGAGAACCCTGCTTGCCCTTTTCCCAATGGGCATGCTGGACGGAGTGGATGCACTTGAACTTGGCTCGTACCTTGTTCATGGATCAATCCTCCTTGTCATTGTCGTTATCAGTATCACCATTTTCTTTTATCTTGGTGATGCCCTTGGTACCTTTGACCGGTTCCTTCGGATTCACGCCTTCGAACCCGTTTTTGTTCTCGGTGTTGTCCCGCGCTTCTGCTTCGGCGTCGTTCAACTTGCTCTGCACGAAGATGAAACCGTTCTTGACTGCGCGGGTATCCGCGTGGTTCTTGAGCCACGTCTCCATGAAGGAAGCGTCGACTTCGGTCAACCCGTAACCGCCAATGATACGTGCACTGTTCGTGCCATTCAGCGTAACACGGGCTTCGCCGAGGTGAAGATGAAGACCCTGCGGCAGTTTGCAACCGACCAGAACCTTGGAACCGGACGGGTCTTTGACGACGGGGTTCGGCTGAGGCTGGTTGCCCTGGCGAGTCTGCATCTGTACTGATTGCTTTGACATGAATTGCTCCTTTCTCGAGTAAAGCGCCCACCCATGTGAGTGGGCGCTTGTGATGACGCATGTGCGTTCAGGTATAGCCGGATTACATCCCCAACATGCCGGCGATCAGGAACGGCCGGAAGATGATCGAGCCCCAGCTGCCAGCCGACTTCTTCTGCTTGAAGCTGGACAGGCCAACCTTGACCGGGTGAGCGCGCATCTTTTCGGTGAAGCACGAAGTCGCCGTCTCCTGCCCTTCGACTTCCGTGGCAATCAGCTGCATCAGCTGGCCGCCTGCCGTGTCGTACTCCACCGCCGTCTCGATAACCAGGTTCGGAAAGTTCTTCTTGATCTGGTCGTTGACGTTGACGTTGTACGTGTTGGTCTTGTTGAGGTTGGTGCTGAGGGTCGGCGACAGGACGAGCTTCATGCTCTGCTCCTGGTCGATCGTGCCGTTCGCCTGGTTCATCAGCTGCGTGAACAGAGCCAGGATATCGGCATAGATCAAATCAGCCGTCTTGGTACTCCAGAGGACGCTGGAGCCCGTACCGGTCGGCGCTGGGCTGATCGGTGTCGGCAGATCGGGATCGTTCAGCAGGCCATAGTTCTGCAGGCCGGCCACGCCGAAGAAAGCGATCTTGTTCGCTGCCTTGTTGATGGTCAGTGCCGAACTGATGTTGAGTCGTGCGGCGTAGTCGATGCGTGCTTCACCGGCGATATCCAGCTCCCGCTCGCCCCAGTTGGTGACGGTCTGGAAGTGGTACGACTGACGTGGCACCCAGTTGACATTGACGGACGACTGACCGTTGTTGCTGTAATCGCCGTAGGATGACACTTCGCCCGTCGATTCGACGATCGGGAACTGAGCCGTGAGGGTGGTCCAATCGCCCTTCTTGGTCTCGCCGATGATCTTGGCTGCCTTCATCGGCGAGACCAAGACAGCGATGAGCTTCGGGTCGAGGTAGTTGGCCAGGTAGGCCGGGATACCGGCATTACTGGTGGAGATGAGCGTCGGCTGCGCGTCGGCTGCGAGGCCGAAATTGCCACCGAACTTCGCTCGGTCGAGATAGCCCTCGATACGTGTATCCACGAACTGGATACCGTAATCCTGGGCCAGGATGTGCAGTTCTTCGATGTGGTCCATGGTAATCAGTTCCAGGAAGTGATCTTGACGAGTTCACCGGCACCGCAAGAGAAACCTGCGGGCACGGACCATTTTGTCTCGACGTAGCCGGCGGTCGTCATGGCTTCGCTGGCGACGACTTGGTCGACACTGACGCTCCATGTGCCGACACCAGTTGCGACACCGGACAGCAATGCAACGAGGGTCGTACCGGGTGCAACGCTGGCGCCGGAAACTTCCTGGCCCGCAACGAGCGTACCGGAAGAAACAGCGGAAACGCTCATGACGCTGAGCGCACCACCTACGCCTGCCGCGATGCTGGCAGTGAACGCCGTTGCACCGACGGTGGCGCCCGCCGTATCGCACAGAACGGTGCCATCGGCCAGGTTGGCAAAGACCTTCTGCTTGCCAACGGCCGCATTGCCGGAGCGCGCCCAGAAGTCGCCCTGGGACATCAGCGTGACGGGCTGGCCTTGCGGGATCAGCATGGACGCTTCGCCCAACCAGGTCGTGATGAGCGCCTGCATGTCGCGGTGCACGAAACCGGTCGGGACGCCTGAACCGGAGTTCAGCACGAGCCCGTTGGTGTCGGACCACGCGAAACGGCCGACCGTGACGCCAGCTGCATCGGCAACCAGCTCGCCAGGACCGGCACATGCGCTGGCGCGCGGATTCGCCGAAGCGAAATCACCTTCGATGGCCGGCGCCGGAGTGATATTGACTGTCTTCTGAAAGCTCATGTTCAGATCCTCTTGATCTGGCTGGCGCCAGCGTACTTGGTGGAGAACTCCGAACGCGCATCGGAATCCATGGCCGGGACAGCCCGGAGTGTGGGAGCCTTGGCCTGAGTGCGGGCCATGCCGACGAGCGTACCGAGTGCACTGGTATGAACGCCCTTGTGCGGAACGCCGACCTGACCCAGGGCGTAGCGGTAGACTTCTTCAGCGCTGTCCATGGCGGCGACTTCGCCGACGAGTGGAGCGACATCGCGTTCGGCCTGGCGCAGTGCCTTGAAGTCGTTCTGCATCCGTTTCACGAGAGCAGCATCGGCTGCAGTACGGTCTTCCTTGTCCTTGTCCTTGTCGTCGTCGTCTTCTTCCTTGTCCTTGCCGAGCGAACGATCGACCGGCTTTTTCGGATCAGCTTCGTCCTTGGCCTTCTTGTCCTTGGCCGCCATTTCCTTGGCTTCGCGTTCCTTCCGCTCTTCCTCGGTCTCCTCTTCCTCGTCCTCGGCATCGTCGTCGGGGGCCTCATCGGCCGCCAGCTGCAGGATGTTGGCCAGCTCCTTCGGGTTGACCTCGAACTTGGTCTTGTAGTGTGCAGCAGTGGCGCGCGCCGTCACCAACGGCGAAGCGTTGGCCTTCAGCAGTCGATCGTACGGAATCGGGGCCGAATCGTTGGCCAGTGCAGGCCTCAGATAGGCTCCGAGGGCGGCGCGCTGGGCGACCGCCTTGGCACTTGTCTTTTTGGTCATGTTGCTATGCTCCAGGGGTTGAGAATCGCCGACAACAACGTCAGCGCCAGCACGGCCCACCTTTACGAGGGCGACGTGGTTGCCGACGATATTTATCATGCGGCCGTCGTAGGCCACACCTTCATAGTCGCCGGGCGTCATGTCCGCGTCGTAGTGATACGACGAAGACAATTGATTCATCTCGAAGGTCTCGATCGCCGCGATCGCGGCGTTGTCCCAGAAGACCAACGAGTTTTGCAGGTAAGGCGGGTTGAACACGGCATCACTGCCCGTGCAGCCGACCACGTATTCTTTCTTCGGGTCGGCTGCACTCACAGGCGTATGCGTGTACAGAAGCTGAATACCGTTGAACGTCGGTGCTGCCTTGGCCAGTTCCACCGGGTCGCGCAGCAACTTGTAGATCTTGTCGGGGTTCAGCCCAAGTTCTTTGTAGTGTGGAATCTCACGCCCGTAGTAATCGCAGACGTTCGCCTTGCTGATGTTGGACATCTCGACACGCAGGCGACCGACCTTGTCGTACTCGCGGACTGAGTCGCGATCCATCGCACAGGTCTCGATGTCCTGTGCCATGACACCGGCGTGCAACAGGCCTGAGCCCAGACTCTTGACCAGGCTCGGGTGCAGCGGCTGAGGCAAGGCATTCAGCGGGAACCAGCCGAACGACCCATGCTCTTGGTCGATTTCGACATTGGCCGATGCTGGCGCCGGAGCAATGAAAGCCAAGAAGTCCATCTCACCTTCCGGGTCAGTGCTCAGGTAGCGCAGGTCGCCGGGTTCGATCGAGATGCCCGTCTCTTCGTACAACTCACGACACGCGGCGTCATCAGGTTGCTCACCTTCCTCGACCTTGCCACCCGGCAAACTCCAGAGACCACCGTACGTACTGCTTACCGAGCGCTGCATCAAGAGAACCGATCCGTCACGAATCAGCGCGATACCTGCCGCCATCTCGCCAGAATCCCCTACGAACCCGTTTGCATGGGCTGCAGCGGCCTGCGCTTCAGCCTTGGAGCGGTCAACATAGCAGGTCCCGTGGTCGCCCCACTGGAACCCGTCCTTGCCGCCTGGCAGCTTGCATGATTTGATGGGCATATCAAGTATTACCGTTGCCATTCATTGTTCACTCTCCAGACTCGGAAGAACCGGCTCCCATGTGCAACGACAATTTGGTTCTTCGCCAGGCATGACCCATTTGCCATCCAGGTACATGCCCTTGTTCAATTTGAATCGCTTTCCATCAGCTTCCACATGGCTCGGTCGCGGAGTCTTACCCGCATGGCTGTGCTTCCATACGCCTTCATCAATTCCCAGTTGCTGCTGACGGGCAGCAGCCATCACACTCGTGGCTTTGTTGTTCTGATCGCGGGCAATGAATGCCGCGCGGCGACGAGTGATCTTGAAGCGTTTCTCCAAGTCCTGCGTCAATGAGCCCAGATCGCGCCCGCGGGCGACTGATCGCATTACCAACCCTTGAACTTCTGAGAGGCACTGCTCGGGGATACTTTTGATAAGCCCGATATTCTCGTTGATCACTGCTTGAAGCGCGTCGCGTGTTTCCTCAGTCTGAATGAACTTAACCGTCATGCCTCGATCGCGCAATGCCGCATTAAGCCTTTTGTCCGAGTAGGATTCTACACCAGAAGCGAAAGAATGGGCGAGCCAGACTCCCATGCGCTGGAAACTGCCTTCCCACTTGGTAGTGAGTTTGCGCAAAGCGTCCTGCATTTCATTGCTAGGCAGTGCATCATCAGCCAGGCCCGTGCCGCGATATGCAGCAGTCAACCAATAGAAAACGGATTTTCTCATGGCAGCTATTTCGTCAATGATCCGGCGACGATACCAGGCTTCAATGCCGATGTTTGGAATGGTCCGCGGCAACCGACCTTGTATCTGATCGGTTGGTTGGTTCACCCTCTTCTTCCGGAGCACGTTCTGGATTTGCGTCGGGGTTCTCATCGTCGTCTGGTCCTGTGCTGATATCAAGCCCAGAGTAAAGGCTATCTGGGTCTTTCGACAAACGTTCGCGTTCTTCAAGTGGTGAAATCACGGCAGCGTTGATCAATACAGCTGCGGTGTCGGCATCCGTCTTGCGCACTGCAGCTTCCTCAGTCGCCGACAGTTGATAGAGCGGTTTGAAGACGAAGGTGATGGCTTCATCGATCTTGCCAAACAGATCGAGCTGGGCGACCTTCAAAATCATCTGGAGCGGGCCACGCAGGTCCTTCTCCTGGCGCGCTGCTATGCGATCGTAGAACACACGGATTTCACCGTCGCTGTTTGCGTTCAGCCCGGACGGTGTAACACCGAACAACTTGATGAGCGGAATCAGTGTTACCGCGCTCATGTGTTCCTGGCTCTGAGCCTGCAGCTTGTCCAGGCCGGCGATACTGGCGTTGAACTGGAAGAACTCCTCAGTCGCCTGGTCGACCAGCATCAGACTTAAGTTGTCTTTCATGTTGGCGAACAGCTGGGATCGCTTGATGACATCATCCTGGCCACCGTCGTCGCCATCCGGCGATTGAAGCAGTGATGCCATGTCAGTCTTGAGACCTGACGTGCTGTAACTGTGCACCATGTTGCTGACTGCCTGGCGCGTGCGTAGCCAGTTGTTCACGTAAGGCTGCGCCAGCTGAGACAGCGAGACACCACCGAAACTGTATGCTGACTTGAGAAGCTGAGGCACCGGGTTGCTGCAGATCATCAGCAAGCGCGAACTGTCGACGACGCTGCCCATCACGTACCAACTTTGCGGCTTGTAATAATCGGCGGCGAGCGGGTTGATGCTGTTGTAGACGCCGGGATAACTCCAGGTGGGCTCGATCAGTCGCAAACCGACAAAGGAATCTTTGGTAATCTTCTTGTCAGACAGCGACAGCGGAGTATTCAATTCCTTCGGGTCGTCGTAGGCCAGAGCCTTGCTGTTCGGCATCGTGACATCAAGATAAACCTGGCAGCGCCCGAACCATGCATCGCGCTCCAGCGCCTCGCGCATGATCGACATGACCTTGTGCTTCGTGAACCACGCTTCGACCTTCGCGATTTTGTCGTTCTTGTTATCATCGCCCGTGCTGCGGAAGTCGATGCCCTCCCGCGTCATCTCCTCAGCGATGACTTCACCTGGCCGGCGGTATTCAGGAATCTGGGCCAGTTCGGCCAGGTAGGCGTAGCCAGGGAATGCATATTGGCTCATCCCCGATGAATTGAACTGGTCGTACGGCGTAGCGTCGCAGGCCAGGACTTCCTTCAAGGCTGATTCGGGTATGACACCCTTCATCGGTTTGGCCGGCGCTAGCTTCAACTGAGGCGCCGCAGTGAGTTTCGGCGCTACCAGGGATATCAATCTATCCCACGGAATCCGGCGCCGCTTCTGAGGCTTCTTTGCTGGCGCAGCGTCTGCAGCAGGTGGCGAGCTGACACAAAGCCTGGACAACCATGCGAAGAATTTTTTCATTTGCTTGTTTTCCTGAGAAGAGCGTCGCTGATGTGCATTTGTGCCGGCGACTCAGTCAGTTTGTTGAAGGCCCGTGAACTGGCATCGACCTGGTCGTCCTTCTTGCCATTCGGGAAGACTCGCAACTCATGAACATAAGCGTCGTTCCACTCGCCGGCGATCATGTCCACGTTGCCGACATTGACCTGAGCAGCGAACGGCTCAGCCCGCGTGATCTTGTCGCCTGATTCCGGGGATGACGATACGCGATATCCCTTGAGCAACTTGGTGAACCCGAGGATCTGTGATTTGCCTGCCTGGCCGGGGTCTTGCGGAAGATCGACCTTGACGCCTGTGCCATCGCGCTTGGTCGTCGCCTTCAGCATTGTTTCGACGGTGTCGGGGGTTCCCTGGTCGCGGGCGACATCAGCGATGACATACCGGCCGTTCGGGCGCTCGCCTATACGTACGCCGACGGTCCAATCGGGGTCAGTCTTGCCCTTCTCCGGGACACTGCTGGCGAAGTCCCAACCACGCACCCACTTGATCCGCTCGAGTGGCATGGCGGGCAGGATGCCAATGTTGTCGGGCTTGAATACGAGACCCTGAGCTGAGCTCGGTGTCTGCATGTACTGACCGGCAAACATGAAGGGACGAGCCTTCTCCATGGTGCGGAGTTCTTCAATCTTGTGTTTCCAGGGCCACAGCGCCGTGCCGTCGGCTTTGATCGCTGGCAGGCATAGATGTTCCCACTTGTCGCCCGTGCCTCCACCAAGGAAGTGACCCGACAGGTCGTCTTCATTCAGTCGCTGCATGATCAGGATGATCGGTGTCTTTGGATTGTTGCGGCGCGACTGGAGCGTGTCGTGATACCAGCTGATTGCATTCGCCAGCATGACATCAGATCGTGCTTCATCGGCTTTGTGCGGGTCATCGATAATGATCGCGCCGCCGAACCCATCGCGCATCTTGCCTGCGCCCATACCAGTCGTCGGGCCACCGACACCAGGCGCATAGACACGACCGCCTTGAGTTGTTCCCCAGTCGCCCTTCGCTGACGAGTCACTGGAGATGATGACATCGGGAAAGATGGCCTCGTACGCTTCGTGCTTGCACAGTTCGCGGATAGCGTAACTGTTCTTCGTGGCCAGGGCTGAGACGTAGCTGGGCAGAATCCACTCGCTGTCGGGCACCTTGCCCAAGCACCAGGAAACGAAGTTGACGACTGCCAGCTCAGTCTTGCTGTACCGCGGCGGGATGTTGATGATGAGAAATTGAGTCTCACCACGGTATACCCGCATCAATGCATTGCAGATGATGGGGTGGTGGTCAGCTCCTACCCACGCGAACCCATAGCGCTGCAGGAACATCCACCGGCTGAAGAAGTACAAGTCCTCGCGAGCCAGTACACCAGCGGTGAACTGTTCGTGCGGAGTGTATTCGCGGCGAAGTTCAGATCTCATCGAGCAACTTCCTGGCTGCTGTTTCGAATTCATCCGGCGTGATTTCAGACGGGAGCAGCGGAGCCTTGGGGTCACCACGGTGCATGATGCTGGACAGCCGTGGATGCAGGTATGGCGCAGCATCGCGCGCGGCACTCAGGCGCGTCGATTTGTCATTCTTGGAGTTGCGCATCTCGACAAGCATGTACTCCAGCGGCGTGAGGCCTTCCGTCTCGATGACTTCAAGCAACTCCTCAGCGCGCTGGTTCTTCGAACCTGGCGGCCGGCCACGCTTGCGCTTGACGATGTCGATGCCTTCGTTCGCCAACATTTTGCGCTGGACCTTCGTGCCCGGCTTCAGGATCGGCTTGCGCACGACGACCTCAGCCGCCGGCTTCTTGGCTGGCGCCTTTTTCTTCACGGCTGGTTTGATGCGGGCAGGCATGATCAGTGTGGGCGAAGAACCAGGGGAATGGGAATGCCGTATAGCGCCAGGCAGATGCACACGACGAGCGGTTTCAGTTGCCATTGATACTTGGTATTCATCACGTCTCTCCTTGAGCAAAGTGACCCTGATCGTCAGGGTCACTTAGATGCATTGCTGTCAACCAGGTATCAGGCAGTCGGCGCCGCCTGTGCGGAGCCAGTTGAAGGCTTGGTAAACGTGCCTGCTGCATTGAACGCCGCGACGGATGCGTTGATCAGTGGCGTGACGACGGTCGTCAAACTGCTGAGCGCCTGCGAGTCGGTCACGGCCGCTCCGAGGATCGTGTTGACCTTGGCCGTTGCAGCTGCGAGCTTCTGGCTGCCGGTGGCCGTCGGGAACGCCGCCTCGACGCTCAACACGACCTGGTCGATGAGCTTGATGATGCCGGGGAGTTGGGTGATGAAGCTGAGGATCAGGGCGAAGATTTGCATGAGCATTGACTCCAGGTCAGTAGATGAGCCCTTGGGCTCGGAGTGAATCGAGGCAGGTTGCGGTGCCGTGGCGTTTCTCACGTTCGAGCTGGAGGGCACCAGCGGCTCGAGTGATGTAGACATTCTGCTGTCCGGCGTAGGCGCGCAGGGCATCGATGATTGCAACGGCGCGGGCGTAGTTACCACCAGGGTCGGCGTCAACGAGTGGATTCGGCTGAGGAACCGGCGGAAGAAGTTCATCGGGTTCATGCTCGTGGCAGTTGATTGTTAGCCGCGTCGACGCTGCGCTGGGCAGCGGCGGATTGTTCGAGCAGGCTACCACCGTGGCCGCGAGCATCAGGCCCGAGAGAAGCCACATGATCCGATGCTGCCTGGTTCTGTTGACGATCAGTTTGGATTTGGACATCTGTTTGCTCCGCTTGGTGGGTAGCGAGCACGCCGCCCTGGTTCATGGTGACAATGGCCTTTTCCACGACCTTCTTCTGGTGCTCGGCCTGGAGGAAACTGAACAGCCAGCTGATGATGGCGCCGACAATCGAGCTGATCATTTGCGGTTTCTCCATTGACGTTGGATCGGGTGACGGAATGGGTTGTCGGTCGACCGGCGGCGAGCGTAGTGCGTACGCGCGAGGATCATGGCAGCGACGGCGAATCCGCCATGCAGCAAGATCATGTACCAATGCAACGTCGCGCCGTAGATGTCCGCGCTGATCCAGCCGAACGCACCGAGCGTGATGAATCCGAATGCCGTGGCTCTGATCGGGTTACGCACCCCATTGACCAGGCGGACCTCGTCGAATCCGCAGACCAGGATGATGACGAGGAAAACGATGTCGACCAGGTTAATGAATCCTTCATAGTTCACGGGCTTTCTCCTTTGCCTTTGTTGGGTGGCTCTGGAGGTTCGCGCGTTATGTGCCGTGCCCAGAGGATCGCGGCTTGTTTGATCGTCGGCAGGATGCTCAATGCACTGAGTCCGATGACGAAGGCGATCGCATTCTGCAGGTGTGTATCGAGACCGAGGCCGAAGATGACGGCGGGCGTCAGGTAGTACGCCGTAAGCATACCAACGACGACTGAGGTTGCCGCCTGAAGCAGGGTCAGCGATTGAATGAACGCCAAAGAAACAATGCCACCAGCCAACCCGGCAGCGGCAGCGCTCAACCTGGCGCTAAGTCCCATCCAGAAGTCGACGGGATTGCTCATGCAGGGAACGCCTGAAGCGCAGCCGCGTAGTTCGTTGCCCATGAATCAACGCGCGGGCGACCTGGATGCCACGTGCCCAAGTAGTAGTGCCAGGCAGCTTGTTCATCTCCAGGTGTGGGAAACGGGTCGGGATTGCACAGGTATATGAGCCGGGCGACGACGCAGCCGAGCAAGTCGTTTGCCGCGATCGCCGTATAGACATCCAAACGCGTACACGGTATGGCGTACTTCGCACAGACGTCTTGAAGGATGGCCAGGGCGTGGGGGTGAGTGAAGATGTTGGCGATGCCAGACATCGAGCCGCCTTCGATCTGCCAGAAGCTGTGAGCTGGGCCGCCACCCATTTGCACCCGGTGGGTGAATCCTGATTCCTGCAATCCTGTGCTGAGCAGTTGAATGCGTGCGGCGCGGGAGTCAAGTGTGAATGGGAGATGATTTGATAACGTGTCGTTGATTATCTGGACACCAAGCTCAATGGGCGACATATCAACTCCAGATGTGATTGGTAATTTTCAGCCTGTGACTCACCGCGCTGTGCTCATGGGGGCGAATCATCGATATCGGCGGAGATCTTAGACCGAAGTTTTTTCCACTGACATGTGGAGGACTAAACTGGCGAAATCAAGCGCCGATACAGAAAAGACAGATACACCCCCTAACTCTTTCTCTTTAAGCTTAATCTTCTTTATAATAAATATAAGGAAGAAGAAAGGAAGAGATAGAAAGAAGTTAGCCCCTGTATCCTGCTTTTCTGTAACAGCGCGCTTGGTCCCTCAGAATCCCCGGTCTTATCCCGTTTCTTCAGCCTCACATGAAATTACACGTTCCTCAATTATCCGCCTGGGTCGTACGATCCGCGCGACTTCCTTACCTGGAGCCTTCCATGTCAAAGCTCGATCCAACTCTGGTTCTCGCCCTCGCAAAGCTCAGCAACGCGATTCCGCATCAGCAGCGTGCGTCGCTGGGCAGTGAGTTCGATACGGTCCTCAAAGCCTGCGGTTCGTCGCTGAGCGAAAACAAGTTTCTCGTTGGTCGTCGACCGGAGTGGAATAATCCAGCCGCGTCCAAGCACCACGTCACTGCCTACGACGTCGTCGACCTGATCGTCGACATCGGTACGATCGAAAACATGAACGAGCTCGGGCGCTTCGCTGCGTCGCGCAACCAGCTCGCCAAGTTCTGTGGTGTCACAGTGCGAACGATCGACCTGCGGCTGATGACGGCAGAGCAATCGAAATCAGGTTACTCAAGCATTATCAAACACAAACACTTCCCTCATGGGCAAGTGTCGTTTTTCCGGTCAGACGCCGACAAGGTGGAAGCCTCAGGTGTCAAGTCGTTCGATCGACTCGACGAGGCACTTCGCCGCTATACTCATTTCCCCGACGGCCGACTTCGCTACTGAGCATCCACGTATCTTCCAATTTTTCGTTTTAGTACGATTCGTCTGCCACCCCGGTCGCGTAAGCTGCCACCCATTGGGCCGCCGTAGCTTGCGCACCTCCTCAGCCAAGGTATGGCCGGGGTGGCGCCTTTCGCTTTGCTGAGTAAGCGCAAGACCCGGAGTGGCTTCGTGCTGAGGAGCCGGGTTAACCAATAGCATCGTTCCACTGGCGATGTCATCGAGCACAATTATGAAATCACGCAAAGTTGCGGCGCCTGTTGACCCTGTCACCATGGACCTGTTTCTTGAGAAGCTGGCACTGTCCGGGCTCGACCAGGGCGACGCCATCGCATTGGGTATCGAGCCCGTGGCGCCAGCCGATACCGCTGCATTGAATTTCAGCTTCGACGCGAAGCCCGCGCTGCGCCTCAACTACTTCGACGCATGGGGAAAACCCATGGCGGATTGGCCAGCGTCTGATCCTTTCTACCGGCTGAGGTATCTCGGTTCAACTATCGAGTTCGCCGCGATCGCCGACCGGTCGAAAGACCGGCGCTATGTTCAATTACCTGGCTCGCTGCCTTGCCTGTATCTCCCGCGCACGTACAACTGGGCTGATGCGCTGCCCGACACAGACATCAGTCTCATTATCACGGAGGGCGAACTCAAGGCTGCCGCGGGCGTCAAGGCCGGGTTCCCCGTCATGGGCCTCGGTGGTGTATGGAACTTCCGTTGCAGCAAATACGGCATGGACCTGCTGCCCGCGCTCGAAGATTTCGACTGGCGGCGCCGCAATGTATATGTCGTGTTCGATTCTGACCTCAGCACGAAGGAGGGCGTCGTCGCTGCGCTGCGCCAGCTGGCAGTCGAACTGGAGCGGCGCGGTGCCTTCGTCTACCTTGCCTGGCTGCCTGAAGTCCTCGGTCCAGATACCAAGGTCGGCCTCGATGACTTCCTCGTGTTCCATGGCGCCAGCGCTGAAGCTGAATTCACGGCGCTCTTGCATGACGCCGATGCGCTGGGTCTGACGAAATCCTTGTTCGAGTTGAACGAGCGCTATGTCTACGTGGCAAATCCAGGTCTCTTGATCGACAAGGTGACTCAGGCCAAGCATAAGCCAGATGCATTGAAGTCGCATCTCGCGGCTCCGCTGACGACCAGCATCAAAGAACTCACGGCCGAGGGCCTGGTTCGTTACAAGCGGGTCAGTGCCGGCGCTGAGTGGATGAAGTGGCCATTGCGGGCTGAGGTACACAGGATTACATACGCGCCTGGCGGCAGCCGCCTGGTGACCGAGAACGGGCTCGTGGGATACAACACATGGGCAGGTTGGGGATGCAAGCCAGTCAAGGGCGACGTCACGCCATTCCGCAAACTACTCGATCACCTGTTCACCGGAACCAACAAGGCAACCAGGCAATGGTTCGAGCGATGGCTCGCCTACCCGCTGCAGTATCCAGGGTCCAAGGTGTTTTCATCCGCTGTCATCCACGGTCGTCGGCACGGTACGGGCAAATCACTGGTCGGTTACACCATGGCTGAGATATATGGTGTCAACTTCACGGAAATCAAGCAGGACGACCTGCATACGAATTTCAACGAGTGGGCTGAGAACCGGCAATTCGTGATGGGTGACGATGTTACCGGGTCGAACAAGCGCCAGGATAACGACATCCTGAAGAAGCTGATTACTCAGAAGATGAACCGGGTCAATCCGAAGTACGTGCCCAGCTACGAGGTGCGCGACTGCATCAACTACCTGTTCACCTCCAATCACGCCGACTCGTTTTTTCTTGAAGACGACGACCGGCGATTTTTCATCCATGAAGTGATGGTGGCTCCGTTGCCTGAGGAGTTCTACATGGAATACGGACTCTGGCTTGCATCGGGCGGTGCATCGGCGGTCTTCGATTACCTCATGAACCTGGACCTCGGCGACTTCAACCCGAATGCACCGGCGCTCAATACCAATGCGAAGGAGCGGATGATCGCCGACGTTCGTTCGGACCTGGGCTCATGGACGCGGCACTTGCTCGAATCACCGGATGTCGTGCTGAAGGTCGGCGAGATAGCCATCCAAAAGGATTTGTTCACCAACAAAGACCTGTTGATGCTGTACGATCCGACGGGCAGGACAGGGACGACGGCGAATGGGCTGGGGCGCGAGTTGAGGCGCGCTGGAGCGATCCAGGTTCTGGACGGCAGGCCTATCAAGACGAAGGCCGGGCAAGACCGCTATTACATCCTCAGGAACCCCGAGCGATGGGCCAAGGCTACGCCGGCGGAAGTCGTCGTGCACCTGGATGCACCGACCAAAGGCGGGAAGGCTCGGCGAGCCGGATATTAAAACTCCACGTTTACAAAAAAGACCCGTCAGCCTACGATCAGACCTCCTCTTTCTTTAACCTTGCGGGAGCTCGCCATGTAGACCATCGCGCCAGGGCCGCGTTGTAGTTCTGACCTTTATGCATGAACATCTCCGAGGCCGCTGGCAGTGGCCCTTGCCCGCAATGTTCACCCCTTGACGTTGCGGGCTTTTTTCTTCCTGGCTGAGTACCAAATCCATGGCAAACGTCTACCGCGTCACAGTCGGTGGCTACATTCGTTTCGCCCCTACGGTTCCCCAAGCTGAGCGAGCCCGCAAGAACCTGGCGAACGAATTGGCGATGCCCAAGACCAGCGGCACCGTCGAGCCGTGCTGTCTGCCGATCGTTGTCCGCGACCTGATTCCATTCATCAACGATTTACTTGGTGAAGTCGAGGACAGTTTTCTTGATTACACACCACCGGAGAATTGACCTGATGGCTAAGTCAATGCCTAACCCGACACCCGATCAACTGAAGCGTGCCCGCAAGAAGCTGGAGCGCGCTCGGGCGGCTCAGGCCCGCCGACCTGTCCGCACTGACGATGAAGTCTTGGCTGCTCGTTCTCAGCGCCGTTCATTCTTGTGGGGAGCGTGACATGTCAAGGAAACGTCGTGATTACGATTACCCGCAAAAGGATGAACCCCAAATGACAAGCGTCGGGCGGGATATCGCCAACTTCCTGGATCAGGGCGGCTGGATTCAACGGTTGCCACCTGGCGCCAGCGCTCAGCCGCTAAAGGCGATCAAGGACTTCGGCCGTGATAGTTACCCGTCGCGAGTCATCAACAAGCCGAGGATGGTCAAGTGAGAACGAGCGCCGCTTTCACGCTGCTGGGCTTGGACCCTGATACTGCGTCTGTCCTGGACGTCGAAACCGCGTGGCGGGCTCAGAGGAGCGCCACGCACCCCGATAAGCCAGGTGGGTCGGCAACTACCTTCCACCAGATGAAGACAGCCTACGACATGGCCCGCCGTCACGTGATGCTGCCGAAGCCATGCGCTGACTGCGGCGGATCGGGTAAGCGGAGTATACCGGGCAAGGCATCCTTCGGCGGCAGCCTGCTTATGACGTGCAAGACCTGCCGCGGTTCAGGCCAGAGGAGAATGCCATGAATCTTCAGCAATACGTGCACCTTTATAAAGTCGCCTCGGTCACAGCGCTGTCTGAGATGGTCGGGATGAATGGCGATCCGAATAACCATCAGTTTGACGCGTCAATTGAAATCGGCATAAAGGCCGTCATTGATGCTTGTGGTCTCGATCTTCGCAGTCATGCTGCCACGGTTGGTACAAGCCGAGAAGCTTTCGAGCAGTGGGTGCAGACGACTGCCGGATGGAAAGCGTGCAAGCAGCGCGGCAAGCCGATGCACCTTCGACAAAATGCAGATGGCAGCTACAACGATTTCCGCGTCAATGACCGCTGGTTTGCATGGCAAGCCGCCATGTGCTACCGCGACGAACAGGAGAAAGGTGAATGAACGAATCTTCCGAGGTTTTCATCGTTCAAGACGAAACTGGACAGCCGATTTATTGCGCTAGTTACACGCAGGCGTGCCACGAACACATCAACGATGCCATCAATGAGCACGGTATCGAAGAAGCGAAAGCGTGGAAGGTTTTGCACTACAGCAACTATGTCCTCGTCCCGTGCCACAAATGCAACAGCATGCGTATCGCCACTGCTGCCCCGCATGACGAACAGGAGAAAGGTGATGAATCGAATTGACGTGTATGCCGCAGTGGATTCCGAGCGGGATTATCAGGATCGCAAGTGGGGAGCCATTGACCAGCATCCGCATGAAGTTGGCGGCTGGATTCTGTTGATGGAAAACGCGCTGCGTCAGGCCAAGGAAGCATGGTCGGGATCGCCAAACGATAATGCCGCACTTGAGGAAGTGCGCAAGGTCATAGGTCTTGGCGTGGCATGCGCAGAACAACACGGCCTGCGTCTTCGCTGGAAGCATGAACTGAAGGAACGTATGCGCGACGAACAGGAGAAGCAGGCATGAAAGACAAGCTGAGGGAGTTTCTAAAAACCGGAACGCGCAAGACTGTTATGCGCGGTGAATCGGGGCATTCATGGAATGGAGAAGGCTGGGGGCATGCATGGAATGAAGAAGTTGTCGAGTTCAATGCCAAGAAGCTTGACGCGGCACTCATCGACGCCGAGGGCGATGGCGGGGCGGATTGGGAGGCATGGAACGCTGTCAGTCTGCACAGAGATGCGCTAACGGAAATTGCAGAGTTTGTGCACGACAAAAGCACCGGACCTGCTGTTCCTGATGCGTTGTGGGATGTTCGCGCTATGGCATACCGAGCCTTGGAAACGCTGCCCGCCACCCTCGAACAGCAGGCCGAGTGGCCGAGTGATGCGGATGTGGAACGCGCGGCTGAGACGCATATGCGCATCAGGGGTTTAGGGATGCTTGAGCCATGGAAGACGATGACGGAGGAAACAAGGATCGAATATCGCCGAGCCATGCGCGCCGCCTTGCAATCCGTGCGCCCGCCTGCTAGGGTTGTGTTGGATGAGGAAAGTTCTTGCATGACATGCGGTCGTATAGGCGAGCCGGGAGTGTGGCTTGCGAACAACCCAAGCGTCTATGTTTGCAAGACTTGTCAGCTTAGGTTGGCAAGCAGGGATGA